GGCGCGCGCTCCCCCTATGGCGTAGCCTGCGATGACGCCAGCAGCCCGGTTGACGGGCTTCCATTGTTCGTGATGGTCAAAGTCCGTGGGCTGGTACTGGCAGGCCGGTACCAGGAAGCCGGTGACGATCCGGTCGGCCAGGGCGGCGACGCACTCTTTCGATCGACTGCTCTCGATCTCCTTGCTCAACTTCTCGGTCATCTCGTCCTCCTCTTCGATGTATTGAACAGTACTACATTTTTCAGACTAGTGCAAGTCCTTCCTGCACTAGTGCAAAGGCGAGTTGCACCAGTGTCCGGAGGAGCGGGGTGCTACCCTTCCCCTCGTGCGCGACCTCCCGCTCTACCCCGGCCAGATCCGCGCCGTCCAGGCCCGCGGTCGGGAACTGCTCCTCGCCGCGGAGCCGCGGGCCGGCGCCTCCTACGCGCTCCGCGTGGCGGCCATCCTCCGGGCCGCGATGGAGGAGAAGATCGAGGTCGTCATCGCGGCTGCCGACGACAGGACGGTCCGCGAGCAGCACATGGAGGGGCCGGGCGGGATCTGGGATCTCCTGCGGGAGGGGCCGGGCCTCGCGACGGGCGATGTCCGCTGGATACCCGGCGGCATCGCACGGCTCAAGAACGGCTCGACCATCCAGCTCACCACCTGGGAGGCGGCCACCCGCCGGTCCTGCGACCTCCTCCTCCTGGACGACGGGGACGCGATCGGGCTCCCGCTCTTCCAACGGCTCCGCGAGCGGGCGCTGTCGGGGCCAGCGAAGAGCGAGCTCCCCAAGCTCGTCCTCGTCTCGCGCCGCCCCGATGAGGGCTGGGTCCGGGAGCACTGGCGCGGGCTGAACGGCGACGGGGGCCGGGCCGCCATGCTCGCGGCGGAGCTCCCGGCAGCGCTCCGGGGGCGGGCCCTGGAGCTCGTCCACGAGAGCTTCAAAGACTTCATCGTCCGGCTCCTCCCTCGGTTCATCTGGTATCCGCACGTCGAGCTGATGGTCGAGACCGCGCAGCGAGTCATTGACGGCGAGATCATCCGCCTCCTCGTCTCCGCTCCGCCCCGCTACTTCAAGTCGCTCATCTGGGCGCGGCTCCTCCCGGCCTACTTCCTGTCGATCCGACCCTGGGAGTGGACCTGCGTCATCTCCTCCGGCAGCACGCTCGCCGAGATCATGAGTTCAGACGCCCGGGCCTTCTACCGGGACGCCGGACTCGCCTTCCGCGACGACTCGAAGCGCAAAAGCCTCTGGCGGACGCTTCGGGGCGGCGGCATGTACGCGGGCGGGACGAAGGGTTGGGCGTACGGCATCGGCTACAACCTGGGGGTGGTGGACGACCCCTTCCGCCGCTGGCAGGAGGCCATCAAGATCAGCGTGCAGGAGGAGGTCGAGAGCTTCTTCTGGGAGACCTTCTACGGTCGGCGCAACATCGACGGGCCCCTGCCGGCGGCGATCGTCGTAAACCACCAGGCGCTGGCGTACGGCGACCTCCGGGGCCGGCTTCTCAAGCGGGAGATGGACGAAAAGCTTCCGAGCGAGGGATGGACGGTGCTGAACCTGCCGGCGCTCGCGCGTCCCCGCCGCGAGCCCTGGCCCAAGACGGTCACGGTCATCCCCGACATGACGGCGCGGGCGGAGGGTGGCGGCCGGCGGCTTCGCATCCTCGGTGAGCCGCTCTGTCCAGAGCTCCAGGACCAGGACCAAGCCGGGCTTGAGCGCCTAGAGAAGATCAATGCCATCCTCTTCGCCGCCGAGCGTCAGCAAGACCCCTTCCCCGACCAAGGCGGCGGCCTCTTCGAGCGGTGGTGGTGGAGCTTCCCTTGCGCGCGGGAGGCGGTGCTCGCCGCCTGGCAAACGATCGAGAAGAAGGAACTGTCCGCGCTCATCCTTGCCCTCATGGAGTCGGGGGCGATCCAGGTCCTGGAGCGGGAGGGCCGGGCCTGGGACTATGCCGCCTCGCTCCGCGGCGAGGGGGACGCGACCGCCTCCTGCCGCGGCGGGATCACCGCCCGCCGGGAGCTGCTCTACACGGAGGCCAGGGAGTACTACTACCCGGCCTCCGCGATCAAGTCGCTCATCTTCGAGACCGCCCGCCAGGACGGGACCGGGGTCGAGATCATCCTGCCGCAGGACCCGGCCGCGGCCGGCAAGATCCTGGCGGTGGAGTGGGCGGAGGAACTGCGGGCCGAGGGCTACATTGCGGTGATCGTCTCGACCTCGGGCTCGAAGCGGGTCCGGGCCACCGGGCATGCTGGCGCAGCCATGCCTCTACGGGACGCCGAGGGGAACGAGGACGGGCGGATGGGTTCTTGCTACATCCTGCCGGACGGATGGAGCAAGAACCCATGGAACGCGCTCTTCTGCGACCGACACCAGGCCTTCGACGGCGTCACGAAGCCGCTTGACCTCGTGGACGCGACCAGCTACCTCTTCAACGAGCTCATCACGTCGAGCTTCCTGGCGGGCGGGGGGATCGGATAGACGCTGGCGGCGAGGATCATGGCGGCGCGCCGGTCGAGGCGGCGGGCCTCGACCGCGAGCCCGTCCAGGTCGTCGAGGAGTGCCCAGGCCGGGCTGCCGTAGGTGAACATCTGGAGCGGTGGCGACGGCCTGGAGCGCACCTTCAGGCTGCCGTGCCAGGAAACTCACGGACCCTGAGATCCTCTGGCCACTCCGACCAGTCGCCGCCCTTGCGGTCATTCAGGTAGCGATAGAAGCCGTCCGGCTTCTTGGTCTCGGAGCCGCGGTAGCTGATCCCGTCGGAGATGCCCTCGGGTCGAGCCCCCAACTGCTTGACAAAGCACGCCACCCCGGCCGTGCGGCACTGCTCGGCGACCGACCGCGCCCAGGCGATATCGAACGGCCGAGCGCCAGGGCCGGACTCGCCGCCGACGATGACCCAGTCGACATAGGCCGGCGCCGCGCCAAGGTCGATCGGCCCGAGCGCCGGCTCATAGCTCAGGAAGCGGACCGCAGCGGGCGCTCCGAAAAGGCGCGGCGCTCTCGCAACGAGGGTCGACTGGTCCTCTACGGAAGTGCCGAGCCACCAAAACGGCTGGGCTGCACCTAGACCCGCCTGTCCTACGCGCCAGCGGGGCGTGGTCGCGAGCCACTCCCGCAGCCAGGCCGATGCCCGTTCCGGCCGTTTCGTCAGCAGAAGCCAGTCCAGGGCGTGAGAGGTCGCGGCGATCAGCGCCATGAGCCGCGGGAGCTGCGCCTCCGTCGTCGGATGCTCTTCGAAGACGTCGCACATGGAACCGCAGAAGACGCGCCGCCGCTCGCCGGCTTTCTCGGCGTCCCGCGCCCACTTCAGCGGCTCGTTCCAGTGCTTATCGGCGAAGGTGCGACGCTCACCGGGCCCCCATACGTCCTTGCCATACCGCTTCGCGAGCGTCTCCGCGTAGCAGTGGGCGCAGCCGGCGGAGACCTTCGTGCAGCCCCAGACGGGGTTGAAGGTGTGGTCGCACCACGAAATTTCCGTCACTTGTCCCATGTCCTCACTCCTCTCTCAGGTCGAACTTTTTCGCTTTCCTCGCCAGATACTGCCGGGCCTGTTCCCTCGCCCAGCAGGCCCGGCACCGAGACCGCAGTATGGGCGTCCCGTCCACGCGGACCCGCTTGCCCTGGCGGCTGAAGTGGCGGAGGGTGGCAGGGAGCTCGCGGTCGCCCTGGTGCTCGGGGTCGCGGCAGAGCTTCCGGGGGGCGGCGGCGTCCTCGTAGGCCTCGCGGGCTAGGCGCTGGGCCTCTGCCTTGGTTGGGGCGCCGCCACGTGCGCAGCGGGTGCTGCTGGTCTGGGTCACTTGGACACCTCCTCTTCCCGCGCGAGGATCTCGAAGCCGAAGGCAAACCCAGCGGCGAAAGAGCCCACGCGGGTGCGCCAGAAGCGGTCGCCTTGAATCCGCGAATTCAAGATCTTGAGACTGCCTAAGTTGTCGAGTAGCAGGTTGGCGGCCGGCATACGGAGGGCTTTGAGAGCGGGAAACTTCTCGCCGTAGAACTGAATAATAATCCGGTCGAAGTCGAACCAGACCTTGACATCGGCGCTTAGCGGCGTGAGCAACGCCTCGATTGACGGGATCATCGTAGCAGCGGCGGCGCGGGTCGTGGTGTTCGGGGCGGTGGTGCTGGTCTCGGTTGCCATGAAGAGAGAATAGCCGATGTCATGGGACTTGTCAAGGGACTTTCGGGGGAATCTTTCAGCCGCCCCTTCTCGCCTCTTGCGTCCCCTCTGTTACACTCTCCGCCGTGGACCCCGCGCTCTACGCCCAGGTCAAGGCCGTCGCGCTACGCTTCTGCCGGCAGGTGGCGGACGAGGCGCTGCCGTGGGAGGAGGCGCTGGGCGAGCTGCGGCAGGAGATCGCCACCGAGCCCGTGGTCGGGCGCCAGGGGGAGCTGCAGGCGGTCGAGCTGGTGTTGGGCGTCGTCGCGGACTGCGCAGCGCTCGGGGCCCATCTCCCGAGATTGCCCACGCCCGCCGTGACCGTGGCCGAGCCCGCGAAAGGGCCGGTCGTCGCGCTGCCGGGGGGGCTCCGTGGATAGCTCCCGCCTCCCCTGGCTCGCCGTCGCCGGCTGGCTGCTCCTGACGCTCGGCGCCTGGGGATGGGTCGGGGTCGCGGCCTGGTGGGTCTGGCCGCTCTCTGTGGGCACAGGTCTCCTCCTCGCCGCGGCCGGCTACGGCTGGGCGATGACGGTCCACCTGCGGGCGGCGCGCGCAACGAAGCGGCAGGAGATCCCAGGTGAGGTCTCGACGTGATGCGGCGAGGGAGCGCCAGAAGGGTTCGCATGACCGCGCGGACCAGCAAGGGCACGGTCTACAGCGCGACCGTTACCAAAGGGGCGAGCCAGGAGACCCTGGAGGCGTTGGACGCCCTAGCGGATGCGGTTCTCGCCGAGTGGCAAAGCAAGCACCCGGTGCCGGAGCCCACCCCTTGAAGATCAGCCTCGCCCGCGCCCTCACCGAGGCGCCCGACCTGCGCAAGGCGAGCCGCGGCGAGGACGCCGCCCTCTCTCCCGTCCAGTTCACCGGCGGCTATGGCGGCTACGGGGGCCAGCCGCTTCAGACCGATTGGGACGAGCGGCGCGCCCACCTGGAGGGTTTCCAGGGCGCCGCCTTTCCGTTCATGTGCATCGACAGGCTGATGGGCGCCGCGGCCTCCGCCGCCTGGAAGGTCTACGAGACCCGCGGCAAGCGCCGCCGCCGGGAGTGGGAGGCTCAGGACGGCCACCCCTACCAGAAGACGATCGAGTGGCCGAACGAGTTCATCTCCCAGGCGCAGATGATCGCGCACAGCGTCCTCGCGATCTGCTGCGGTGGTAACGCGCTCTGGAGGGTGATCTACACCGGTAAGCGGTCCGACCTGATGCCGGCCGAGCTCGAGCCGATGTCGACCGCGCTCTGGCGGCCGGTCCCGGTCATGGAGTACGGCGCGCGGAAGATGGTCGAGCGGCGCGAAGGCGGGATGGAGCCGGCCCGATGGATCGAGGGCTACCGCCGCATCGACCGCCCGAACCTCCCGCTGGTCGAGCACTGGCGGGTGGTCCATGCCCAGAAGGTCGATGCCTCCCTAATCTGGGGGGGCTCCCCGATGCGCCCGCTCGCGCCGATCATCAACATGGTGCGGGCCATGATCGCCTGGAACGAGCGGCTGCCGAACAACCTCATGGTGCCGGCCGGCGCCTTCACGGACACCACCTTGAAGACCGAAGAACAGGTCAAGGCGAAGGCCCGGTGGCTGGCGGCGCGGTTCGCCAATCCGGAGAACGCCCGCGTTCCCCTGGTGATGGGGCCGGGGTCGACCTGGCAGCCCATGGCCCTCACGCCGGTCGAATGCGACTGGGACGCCTCCCTCACACTCTCCCGGGACACGGTGGCGAATGTCTTCAACATCTCGCCCACGCTCTTCATCTCCGACGCGAAATACGCCAACCTGGAGAGCGGCATGGCCCACCTCCTGGAGTTCGGTGGTGCCGACATGCTGAAGCTCCTGGAGGACGCCTTCAACCGGGCCTTCGTGCCGTTCTCGCGCCGCGGAGAGATCTACATCGCCTACGACCTCTCCGGGGTGCCGGGGGCGAAGGACACGCTGCCGCAGCGCCTGGAGGCGGCGGAGCGGGCCCGGAACATGGGCGTCCCGGTCAACAGCGTCATCGTGGGCATGGACCTACCCTTCGAGGCGGTCGAGGGCGGAGACGAGTCGCTCGTGCCGGGGACGTTGGTGCCGCTCAAGAAGACTATCGCCGAGGACGCGGCGGACCCGCTCTCGGAGCCCGACGACCCGGCCACCGAGGACCAGCCGCCCGTTCCCGTGGACCCGGGGAAGACGCCCGCGACCAAGCCTGCGGAGCCCGCGAATTGACACGCCGGGCACTTCCGGCGGAAACTTGAGGCCGACATGCTCAGCATCCCGATCGAAGTAGAGCTCGCGGCAGATGTCGGCAAGCGGGAGATCACCGCCTACGCCGCCGTGTTCGGCAACCGCGACCTCCAGGGCATGCGCGTGATGCCGGGCGCCTTCGCCAAGTCGGTCGCCGAACGCCTGCCGCAGGGGCAGATCAAGCTTATGCGGAACCATGAGACGCTCGTGGGAAACATTCGCCACGCCGAAGAGGACGGCTTCGGCCTCCTCACGGTCGGCTACGTGAGCAAGACGGCATGCGGGGACGAGTGCCTGGAGATGGTAAGGGACGGCTCGCTCTCCCGCTACAGCTTCCGGGCGAAGATCATCCGCGCGTCCGTCTCGATCGACGGCGAGGACCCAGACGGCTACCCGATCGAGACGCTCGACCTGAAGGAGCTGGGAATCAAGGAGTGCGGTCCCGTCGACCTCGACCCGGCCAATCCTCTCGCTACCATCCTCGCCGTCAAGTCGCTCGAAGCCGACATGCTCGACAACTTGAGCGAGCTGCCCTACATCTTAAAAAGCTTCACCCTGGCCCGGAAGAGCGCGAAGCTCTCGGCCGATGAACGGCGCGTTGCCCTGACGCTCCTCCGGCTCCACGAGGAGCTGGGAGCCCAGAGCGGCACGCTGAAGGCACTGCTGGCGCCGGAAAGTGGCACCTCGTCCTCCCGGACGACGCCGCCCGAGTCCACCCCCGCGGAAGCCGAGAAGAAGCACCCCGACCTGACCCTGCTCCTGGAGAGTCTCCGGAAGCGCGGCCGGATCGCGGCCTAACTCTCAGCACCCGCACCGCGCGGGGGAAAGGGCCGGCACGATGCCGACCGTGGAAGAGATCCAAACGGAAGTCGTGAAGAGCAACGAGGCAGTGAACCTGCGCCTCGCCGAGATCAAGAAGGAGCTGGACAAGAACACCGCCGAGCTGGAGGCAATGAAGGCCCGCGGCGAGCGGCCGGAGGCCTCCGCCGAGCACGGCAAGAAGATGACCGAGCTGGAGAAGAGCCTCGACGACAACCTGAAGGCCATCGCCGAGGCGCAGAAGGAACTCGTCGCCGTCAAGGGCGACCTCACGAAGCGCTGGGAGCAGATGGACGAGCTCCAGAAGGCCATGCAGCGCGGCGACGGCATGCCGGGCGGCGACGGCGACGCCTACAAGACCGCCGGCCAACGGCTCCTCGAGGTCATGGAATCCCAGCGTGACGCGTTCGCCGCGTACGGCGGCAACGGCGGCATCAAGGCCGACTCGCTTCCCATGCTGGCCATGAAGTCGTTCGGCAATGAACCGGCGTTCTTGGGGGTCCCCGCGGCCGAGGTCCGCAAGGCGCTCGGTACCACCGCGGCGGGCAACCTGATCCCGCCGCACTACGTGCCCGGCTACATGCCCCTCACCCGGCGGTCGCTTCGCATCAGGGACTTGATCCCGGTCGTGCCGATTGACCGAAACCGGATCGTCTACATTCGCCAGAAGGGCTTTACTGGCACCACCCCCTCGGCGGTGACGTCGATCACTCAGACCGGCGGGCTCGCGACGATCACCCAGACCGCCCACGGTTACGATGACCACGACCGCATCCTGATCGCGGGCGCCAACCAGGCTGGCTACAACATCGCCGGCTACATCAAGGTGCTCACCGCCAACACCTACACCATGGCAGTGGCCAGCGGTACCGTCTCGCCAGCGACCGGCACCATCACGGCTCTCCGCATGAACAACTACGGGAGCAGTGATTTCGTCGCAGAAGGCACGACGAAGCCGGAAGCCCAGATGTTCTTCGAAGAGCGGACGGCCAACGTCCAGACGATCGCCAACTACATGAAGATGACGAGGCAGTTGGATGCTGATATGCCTGGTCTGCGCCAGGGTGTCGACTCGGATCTGATCTACGGCGTTCTACGGAAAGAGGACATCGCCCTCCTCTACGCGACGGGCGCCGGGAGCCAGATTTCCGGCCTCCTTACCGATCCCGATATCCAGGCCTACAAGTGGAGCACCGGCACCCACGGCGACACCAAGACCGACGCCATCCGCCGAAGCCGGACGCTCCTCGAGCTGGCCGACTTCGAGGCCAGCGGGGTCATCATCCATCCGACCGTCTGGGAGCAGATCGAGCTGGAGAAGTCGACCACCGGGGAGTACATCTGGGTGGACAGCGAATCCTCCATGGCCGGCCTGAACCCCTACGCTGCCGGGCAGAGCCTGTGGCGCATGCCACTGGTGGTCACCCGCGCCATCAAGGCCGACACGTGGCTCGCAGGGGACTTCGCCCGGGCGGCGACCATTTACGACCGGGAGCAGGCGAATGTCCGCTTCTCGGACCAGAACGAGGCAGACTTCATCAACAACCTGGTCACGGTCCTGGCCGAGGAGCGGCTCGGTCTCGCCGTGCGGCGCCCGGAGGCGTTCGTCGCCGGCACCTTCGACACCGCTCCGGCGTAGAGGTTCCAGTGGAAGAGAAGCACGGTAGCGTGACGATCGACAAGGCTCCGGCTTCCGGGCCGGAGCCCCCACACAACCCATGGAGCGGCGTGCGATTCGCGCCGCGGGAGGTAGGAGTCATGCCGGAGAAGACGATCAAGATGAAGGCGCTCAAGCCCCACATGGGGCCGGGCGGCGGCGTGCTCGCCGTGGACAGCGAATACGAGCTCACCTCGGAGCACGAGGCGCTCGACCACGTGGCAAAGGGCATCGGGGAGCGCCTCTCCCCGCCTCCACCGCCGGAGGGCGAGGAGCCCGCCGACGACGGCAAGGCGCCCGCGGACGGTCCGTGGCTGCTCAACATGGAGCCCGACGCCTACCTGAAAAAGCACGGCGAGGACAAGAAGTACAGCGCCGCCGCCCACGCCGAGCTGGCCCGCCGCGAAGCGGCCGGCAAGGTCGAAAAGAAGTAGCACACTTCCCCCCGGCCGGGGCGCGGTCCCTCTTCGCTCGCCCCGGCTGTTTTTCCCTCCTGGTAGACTCGCTCCGTGACCCTCGCCTTCCCGATCCCGCCCGAGCAGCGGGTGATCCGCAACTACACCGGCCGCGCCGAGCAGCCGATCCGCACCGTCATCGTCACGGCGGCGGATGAAGCGCGGGCAGAGGTGGACCTCGACGCCATCGCGCGGCTCCTCGGGGGCGGTCTCGCGGTGGGCGGCCTCCGGGCCGTGCTCGCGCTTGACACGATGCTCGGCCGGCTCGAGGTGGACCTCGTGCCGCTCTTCGAGGACCTCATCCTCCGGGCGTCGATGGCGGGCGAGCTGATCTTCGCCGCTGGCATGGGGCTCCTCCCGGTCGACCTCGGCCTCTTCCGCCAGGGCGCCAGCGTGGCGGCCCGCGAGATCGTCGGGAATCTGATCGTCGACGTCTCGGCCGGCCAGGTAGAAGCGGTTCGCGCGATCATCGCCGAGGGCTTCGAGCTCGGGCGGACGGTCGAGGCGTCGGCGAAGCTCCTCCGGGAGGTGGTAGGGCTCGATCCACGGCGGGCGGGCGCCCTATCGAAATACGAGGCGGAGCTTGAGGCCGAGGGCCGGGCCGCTGATCAGATCGAGCGGATGGTCGCGGCCGCGGGCCGGCGGAAACTCAAGTCGCGGGCGCTGTCGATCGCCAGGACGGAGACGATCCGGGCGGCGTCGGAGTCACAAGATCTGATCTGGGAGGAAGGGGTCCGGGCCGGCCAGATCGATCAGAACGTCTGGGAGCAGGAGTGGGTGCCGATCCCGGGGGCCTGCCGGCGGGTCTGCCTGCCGCTCAAGGCCGCGCGGGCGCCGATCGGCGGGACGTTTCCGGGGCGGGGAGGAAAGGGGCCGCCGGCTCACCCATTTTGTCGGTGTGGCCGGCGGCTTCGGAGGCGGGGACAGCGCTAGGCGGATCGCTGGCGGAACTTGGAATAGGAGGGGAAGGGATGCGTCGCGCAGCGGTCGTGAACCGCACCCCTATGGTGGGACTTCGTGAGCGCTCCCGGCTTAGGCAGCGACTCAACAACTTCGTAGGTGCGTTGGACGGCTGGCGCGCCGCAAATTTCGCAGCGGGCGGCAAAGGCTCGGCGCGCCTCTTCCAAGGAGACCCCGGCCTGGGCTAGGGCGCGCTTCAGGATGCGGTCGGCGAGGGTGGGGCGGGTCATGGCGTCGCCCGGCCGATCCGAAACCGGGCCAGGAGCACCGCTCCGATGCTCATGAGAAGAAAGGCCGTCGCATGTTGGTCTTCGCCTCGCCATGCCGCGATCGATCCCAGGGCGAAGGCCATCAAGGCGAGGGCGCCGAGAAGTCCGCGGACGGCGGTCAGGAAACTGGTCGAACGGTTCACGTCCGCACCTCCTCCGGGATCGGCGCCCCGAACCGCTCGCGGTAGAGCTTCACGGCTTCGTCTGCCCTCTCGGCGGCGTAGGCGGGAAGGATGTCGGGGCAGCTCTTCACGATCGCCAGGTAGGCGGCGAGCCAAACCCTGTGCTCGGGGCCTGGGTCCATGAGCTGGGCAAGCTGTCCGGCCTGTCGATCGACCGCGGCCCGCGTCTCCCGCAGCGTTGCCTCTGTGCGCTCGCGGCTCTCCCGCACCTCTCGCTCCATGTCGCTGACCTTGCTCATGCCCCCTCCAGCAGCCCGAGCACGGCGGTGGTGATCGGCCGCCCCGGGGCCAGCCGGTAGAAGATGGCCTGCGCCTGCCGGCGGGCGATGACGAGGCCGTGGGCCTTCATCTTGGCGAGGTGCTGGGAGAGCCCTGAGACGGAGACGGCAACCACCTCGGCGAGCTCGTGGACCGCCATCTCGCCGCCGGGGGCGTTCGTCAGGCTAACGGCGATGCTGAGGCGGGTGGGGCTGGCGTAGATCGCCAGCAGGTCGGACAGTTCGTGGATCGCTCGGTCGTCGTGCTGCATGTCGCTCCTTTCGCGGGGTTTAGGGTTGAACAGGCGTGACCAGGAGCGCCTCACCGTCGCGGCGCCCCGCGAGGAGTCCCCTGTCGATGAGACGCTGGGCCGCCGTCGCCAGCTTCACCTGGTTGGGCTCCGGGGAGTCGGGGTAAACGGCGATGCCGTTCCACTTCCGAATGAATGCCAGAAGCTCAAGGTCGAATACGAGCCTTTCAAGTTCGGTGGTCATTCTCCCCGCGCCTCCATGCGATCGCGGCGGGTCATGGGCGGGGTTCCGGCATTCCGAGCGCCGCGCATGGAACTGTAGCGATGGCAGTTACGGTGTAGCCGCCGTGAGTGCTGGAGCCTATCGCTGCGAAGCAAATCCTCGTCTTGGGGTCGCGGAAATAAGTCAGGTGGCGGGCGATGTCGGCAGGTGGCGCCGGATCGGTCACGCCGCAGGCCGAGCCTGCCAATAAAGCGGCAATAAGAATGAGGCGCCTCACTCCCTCGCCCCGTTGCGGAAAAAGTAGAGCCCGCGCGATGCCATTTCTGTATAGCTCCCGTCGCGCAGCCGTTGCGTCTCCTCGTACAACGATGACGGAGGGCAGGCGCATTCGCTGAAGCGAGGGGACAAGCGAGATAAGTCCACTACGGTAGTGCCCTCCGGAAACGGACCGTGCCGCTGGAGGTATTCCAGGTTGCCTTTGTTTGCCATGCCCACAAGCTACCACGAAACAACAGCGTGCGCAATAGGGACGCAAGAACGGAATCATCCGCGATGGAGTAGAATCCCCCCATGCTCAAGGCGATCACCCCGCCGACGACGTCCAACCTCATGGCCCCGGCGACAGTTCAGGCCGCGCTCGGGCTTCCGGATTCCGAGCTGGTGAACCTCACCCGCCAGGTTAAGGCGGTCTCCGGCCTCGTGGCCGGCTACCTGCGCTTCGTCCCCGGCTACGGGGTCTGGGAGGAGGCGGTGGCCTGGGCTCGCGGGCCGGTCCTCGACCTCTCCGCCCGCCCGGCCTGGGCGGTCTCCGAGGTGCTCGACTGGCGGGGGACTGTCGTCGTCGCCGCCGCCTACCGCCTGGAGCGGGGCCAGTTCGGGGAATCGACCCTGACCCGCATGGGCTCCTGGGAGCTCTACGACGGCGCCGATCCCTACCGCTATCAGAACCTCGCAGGCGGCACGACCTCCTTCCCGCTCGTGGTGAGTGGCTCCGGGACGGACTCGCTCCCGGACTGGACGGTCCGCTACACGGCCGGGTGGTGGCTCGAGGAGATGAGCGGGGAGCCGCCGGTAGGGGTCGAGCGGCTGCCGGCGGTCATCGAAGAGGAGTTCCTGGACCTGATCCAGTGGAAGCGGCTCCGAGGCGGCCTGCCAGCGGGCATCCGGACGATGAAGAACGAGGGGATGGACGTTGAATTCTCGTCTCCGGACCGCGGGATCGACCTCGCGTCCGGCTTGCCGGAGGAGCTGACCACTGCGCTCTCGCTCTATCGGAGGGTGGCATGAGGGTAGGCAGAATCGAGTTGTCGGGCGCGACCCCGGACGGCTTCCCGCGGCGCCGGATAGAGGAGATCTCGGCGCTTCCTGCGCCCGCGCTCACCGAGGAGGAGCGCACCGCCTGCCGGGCCGCCCGCGTCGGCGCGTCTAACGAAGTGGACGACCTCATCGACATCATCGAAAGACTCAGCGGAGAGGAGCTTCCGCCCCCCGAGAAGCTCTGCTCTTGCGGCTGCCCTTTGCGATGGAACGGCGGGACATGGCAGTGCCTCGCATTTAACTGTAGCGTCGGCGAAATCGGACGCTACGAGGAACCGCCCCCGCAACTCGCCGACGACAGCGACCCGTTCGGCGCGAGCGAGCCATGAGCCTCGCCGACGCCTGGACCAACCTCGCCCCGGTGGTCACGACGTTCCTGGGGAACGAAACCGTGACCCTCGCCCGCCCCTCCTCCCTCGCCTCGATCGACCCGGACGGCGCACCTGGGGAGCTGGCCGCTGCGAGCGCGGCTGCGGCCGGAGCATTCATGGTCAACCTCCGCCTCCCGGACGGCGGGAAGATGATGGGCCAGCTCCTCGCGGGCGCCCGGCTGGTCATCGGCGGCGTGACCTACCGGCTCACCGCCGACGCCGGCGCCACTTCGACCGCCTTCACCGCCTTCGCAGCGACCCTGAACGAGCCGCTCGCCGCGGACCTCGCCCTCGGCGCCCTGATCGTCGTCCTCCCGGAGGCGCTCTTCACATTCGAGCACTGCCAGGTGTCCCGGCGCCGCCGCCACGACCTCGTCGCCCACCTCCAAGAGACCTTCGTCGCCACCGTGACGATCACGACGAAGGGCGCCCCGACCGTGCCGCGGCTGAACGACGTGCTGACGCTCGCGGACGGGACGGTCGGGAGGGTGTCCGCCCCCGGCGGGGGGGCGGCGGGGTTCTGGAAGGTGATTCTGGGGGCTTAGGGCAGGCGTCGGCGCGAGAGCCCTCGGCTACGGGAGGAGTTGGTCGGAATCCTCGGAAGTTGGTCGGAATGGCTCGCGGGGTTGGTCGGAATCGGGTAGACTCCTCGGCGCCGAACGGATCGCGACGGGCTGGGCGGGCCCCTAACCCGCACCTGACGACCCGGTTCACCCGTCGCTCTCTTTCATGCCCACCTTCCGCATCGTCGGCCTCGACGCCCTTCCGCTTCCCCTCGAAGAGTTCCTGCTCCAGGCCGCCGCCGTCCTCGGGGAGGAGCTGCGTCTCGAAGTCGCCGAGGAAGGCATCTCCGAACTCGAGACCCTCTCCCCGGTCAAAACCGGCAAGTACCGCGCCTCCCACACCCCCGCCGTGGGCGAGGTGGTGACCCGGCGGCTCCCCAACCTCCCCGCCTACCCGATCGACGGCATCGCCCGCGTCCAGGAAGCGCTCGCCGGCGCTCCGCCGTCCTCCGTCGTCTACATCGCCAACGCGGTCGAGTCGAAGGAGGGCGCCGGGAGCTACGCCGATATCCTGGAGAGGGGCAAGTCCAGGATGGCCCCCGGGGGCATCTATGGCCCTGCCGTCCCAGCCCTCCAGGCCCGGCGTGCTACTATCGTGGCCAATGCGATCGCCAGAACACGGGCGCGACTCGGGTGAAGGGGACCGGCTTGGCGCCATGCGGCGGATCTTCCCCGGCTACCCGGAAAGTGCCTATCCTGAAATCGCCTCGATCGTCGATCGCTTTGCGGCCGGCATCGCCCTCCTCCCCGAAGAGGAGCGTCGTGATGCGTGGCACCTCGCGGGCTGGGTGCTCGAGACCGACGTTCTGATGCTCTACGGGAGGCCGGGCGCCCCAGGGCCGGTCGGCGTTCTCTCGGCCGAGGCCTTGACGTGAAGCCGGGTTGGCGCGACCGGCTGTGCCGGCGCCTGCCGCCCAGGCTGGCCTATCTCCTCGATCCCAAGCTCCGGCGGCTAGTGAAGGGCCTGCGGCGAGTAGAAGCGGCTCACGAGGCGCACCAGCGCCACCTCGCCCTGCGGATCTCGATGCCTGGAGGCGGCGCGCTCCTCCTGATCCTTGCCCTTTTCGCCCTCGCCGTCCCTCTCCTCGCCGACGACAACGACCAGGGCGGCATCGCCGGCATCTCGCCCCGCGCGTTCGGGGACAAGTGCTGGCGCAAGAACGGCCAGCCCCTCCTCCTCACCGGGAATACCGTGTGGGACGCTGCCATCGGGACGGACGGACGCCTCTATTACTGGGGGCCGGACCTCGCCTGGCACCCGCTGGTGACGGACGAGACGTTCACCGCGAGCGCCCCCCTCGCCTACTCGGCTGGCAACCTGACGCTCGGCTCCCTCACCTTCGCCCAGCTCCTGGGGGTCTGTACCGGAAGCCCGCACGTCCTCGAGTGGGCGGCGGACGGGACGGTCGCTTGCGTCGCGCCGCAGGCCGGGCCCCAGGGCATCCAGGGCATCCAGGGCGTGCCGGGAACGGCCGGCACCACCGGGCCGAAAGGGGACAAGGGGGATGCGGGCGACGCTGGCGCTCCAGGAGCGCCAGGCGCCAACGGCGTGGACGGCACCCCCGGCGCGCCTGGGGCGAACGGCACCAACGGCACCAACGGAGCGCCCGGCGCGGACGGCATCCCGCGCACGATCCAAGACGAAGGCGCCGATCTGACGCAGCGCCTCAAGATCAACTTCACAGGACCGGGCGTAACCGCCGCTGACGACTCGGCCAACTCCCGCACCAACGTCACCATCTCGACCCCGGCGCATGCCTCGACTCACCAGCCGGGCGGCAGCGATCCGCTCGTCGTAGATGCGGTGGCCGGGACCGGCTCCCTTCGGACATTAGGCACAGGAGCGAGTCAGGCGGCGGCAGGCAATGACGGCCGGTTCGCAGATCCGAGGACGCCCACCGCCCACGCCAGCACCCACAAAAACGGGGGCGGGGACGAGGTAGCGACCGCGACCGCCGCCGCCAACGCGATCCCCAAGGCGGGGAGCGGGGGGAACCTAGATATCGGCTGGCTCCCGCTGGTGACCCCTGCTAAGGGAGGTTTCGGCGCCGACAACTCTGCCGCCTCCGGTATTCCGGTTTTCGCTGCTGGCACCGCTACCGTGACGGCGACCACTGGCACGGGAGCACCTGTCCGGGCTACGTCGGCGACCCTCACGACCCCGAGCTTCTCGGGGGGAATCGCGGGGGATCTTCAATTCGGCGGAACAACGTCATCCTTCCCGATGTTCTCGCGCACGGGCAACGAGATGAAGCTCCGCAACGCCGACGATTCCGGCTATACCAATCTTCGCCTTGACCGTGTCTACACCTTCAACGGCAACACGATCAAGGTACAACTAAGCGGGGACGCCAACAGCGTCGGACTGGCGAGCAACTCTTTCATCTTCTGGATCTCAAGCGCGGATGTCGGCGGGGCTGGCTCCGGTGATACGGGCCTGGCACGTGGCACCGCTGGCGTCGTTACGGTTGACACTGCGACGGCCGGTAACGCGGCCGGCACACTCAAGGCGACCAAGATTCAATACGTTCCCACGGGTGGAGTGACTTGCAACTCCGCTGCGAAGGGGCTGACCTACGTTGCTTCCGGGGACGGTACGTTCTGCGCCTGCAACGGGACGGTTTGGTCGCCGCTCCCGTCGACCGGAACCTGCAATTGAGGAGCGACAGATGAAGAAAATCGCCCACCTCCTGCTCGTCGGAATCCTCGTCCTCTCGACTCCGGTCACGGCGGGCACCCGCGCCTGCACGACCGCCCTCGTCACGGCCGGGATTTGCCGATCCACTTCCGACATCCTATACACCCTGAGTATCTCGGCCGCGGCCGCGCCGCAAGTTCAAGCAGCGATCTCCGGGCTCTACGGATACCAGACACCGACGCCGTGCACGGCCGACATGGTCGCGGTTGGCGTCTGTACGGTCGGGCAGCTCGGAGCGCCTGTCGCGATCACCCGAGGCCAGTTTGTAGACGTCACGATCCGCTCCTGGCTCCTGAGGAGCGTCGTGATTCGATGGAATCTCCAGGTGGCGCAGGACGCGGCCACGGCTGCAGCGCTGGCCGCGGCCGACCCCGATATCGGTAACTGAGCATGGACCTCGATCTGACTCTAGGCTCGGTCGGCGCGACCCTCTCGGGGATCGCGCCGCGCCTTTATTCGCACGGGGCGCGGATCGCCGTGGGCGGGGACGCCAGCCTTTCGCCGGTCTCGGGTGCGCCGACCCGCTACACGCTCGCCGGCCTGCCCGGATCGGTCCTCGGAGACTACCGCCTCACCTGGGAGTTCCCGGCTGGGGTCTACGGGTCCTCGAGCTGGGAGACGCCCGCCTACCCGCCTGCGATCGTCCTGCCGCTCCGGGCCGGGGGGCTCGCGGCGGGGGACCTCGACCTCGTCCTGCTCCGCAACGGCGCGCTCACTGGCTACGCCCTCCACTTCGCCGAGCTGGGGGGCGGCAGCGAGCCGGGCGACTACCTGGTGTGGGGTTGGCCGGCCCCGGCCCCGGGCGAGCGCTGGAGCCTCTCCTGGGCCCTGGGCGGCATCTACGGCATGGAGACCTGGCGGCGGAAGGCGGCTTCCGCCGCCATCGCCGACTGGAGGGAGGCCGACAAGGCGGCGATCCGGGAACTGCTCGCCGGGTGGGCTCCGACAGGGGTCCCAGCTGCCAGCCCGGTCACGGGCGCGGTGCCGGGCATCGCGGGCGGCTGGGCCGGCATCGTCCCCGAGCGGGCGGCCCTTGTGCCCACGCCCGTCCCCTCCGGAAAGCGGGCGCTCCCGACGATCTTCGCGGCCTGGCGCCTGGTCTACGAACGGGTGGCCGGGCTCTACGAGCCAGGCGGCAACCCGCCCCGCATCGGCAAGCTGATCTGCTCCGCCTACTCGGAGGACGGAGCCCAGGACGGGCCGATCGACGCCCTCTTCGCCGGGCTCGCCCAGGAGCTCGACGCCTACTCGGATCTCCCCGACGCGCGCCTGTGCTTCAACGGCGAGGACGCGGCGCCGCAGACGATCGGGCCTCGCCCCCCTTGGACGATTGTGAATTTGAATGTACCCTTCCAGGCATAGGAGACCCATGGACGCCCACCCGCCAGCCTCCGGAGCCGTCAACGGGCTTACCCGCGCCCACGTTCGGCGGTTCCTTGCAAGCCGGGAGCTTGCCCGGCGATGGGTGCGCGAGCGCGAGTGGACCCCCTTCCTGGTAGCGTTGAACCATGCGGCCCTAGCTGCCGTGCCGCGAGCCTCTCTCTCTGCCCTCGACAAAGCCTTCCTCGACACCTTCCCGCCCCCCAAGGAGGCAGCCGCATGCACGACACCCTGACCAAGCCCTGGGCCGAGCACGAGGCCGGAACCGCGGTCGCCGACAACGCTGCCGAGGCGGCCGAGCTCGGGGCGGTCGAGGTCGCCCCGGTGCGGTTCGCCTACTTGAAGGAGCACGGTTTTTTCAAGCCGGAGCCGGCCCGGCCCGTGCCCAAGGCCGCGCCCGCCGCCTCTTCGGCGGTCGAGCCCGCCCCGCCCGCCGCCGGTGACGTCGTGGTCAGGGAGGGGGTGTCCTAATGGCCTACCCGAGGAAGATCAATGGCGGCCAGGTCATCTCGATCGACGGGCAGATCATCGGGACCGGCGCCGCGAACTTCACCTACGGCCTCAGCCGGGACCGGATCGAGCGAGAGGAGTACGAGCAGCCCGGGAAGTTGGCGGACAAGGGCGATTGGAAAGCTCCCGTCAAGCTGACCGATAGCTGGGGCACTCAGAACGAGGCCAAGCTCCTGGCGCAACTCGCCGACTCCTCCGAGTCGAGCAGCGTCCTCTTCCTGATCGACTCCAACAGCAAGCTCTCCCCGATGGCGCTCCCGGGCGATCCTGCCCTCTGGGGAAACTACATCACCGCCGACGCTCCCCAGACCGCGACCAAGAACGCGCTCAAGAAGCTGTCGGCATCCTTCGAGCTGGCGGACGGTCAGGCGCCGAACCTGGGGAAGACGCTCTTCACGTCGCGCGCTGCTACGCCAGCGCCCCTGACGCATGCCGGCGGCACGGGCGGCGTCTACGTCTCGACCCCGGTCAACCTCGGCGCCCTCGTGGCGGGCAAGCTCCTCGCGATCACCGTCCACTGCCACAGCATCACCGGTACGGGAGTGGTCACCCTTCAGGTCGAGGTGCTCCACGACGCGGCGGGAGGTGCCGGCTTCACCACGCCTATCGTGTCCGCCACCGGGTGGGTCCTATGGACCAACGAGAACCCGCCGAGCGGCGGCCGTCTCCTGGCGCCGAAGGCCCAGAGCATCGTCCTCGACGGCGACGCGACGCCACTCGCCGGAGAGACCTGGTGGGCGGTGCGGCTCACCGTTCTTGATTCACTGTCGGACGGCAAGGTCGAGGCCACAGCGGCAGCGAACCTGCTCTCGAAATAGACCCTTTCTCACCTCTCGAAAGGAGGGAGCATGTCTCAGCCGCGCCTCATTCCCCGGAAGTCCATCGTGATCTACAGCCCCGGCTCGGCCGGTCTCACGTTCGCCTGGGACGCCACCATCGGCGGCTTCTTCAAGGAGGCCTCCCTGATGGCGAAGTACGGCACCGTGGATACGGGCGGCTATCTCTCGGTCGGCCCCCAGACCGAGAAGCTCGACCCCACCCACAGCTTCAAGATCGACGCCTATCACTCGCGCCTGTTCTCGGCGTTCAGCTCCAAGATGTTCGCGGAGATGAATCAGCCGGACCCGACGTATTGGATGCTGTGCTACCAGGGCGCGGTCGCGGGAGGCGTTGACAATCCCTGGTTCCGAGTTGCCATCCAGATGACCGACCTAGGCGCTTTCGGTGGCGCGAAGAACACGCCCTCGCAGATGACGCCCACGCTCCCGATCGAGGGCCAGATCTGGATCTCGACCTCTACGACCGTCGCCGGCACTCCGCCCGCTGACGGCAGCTTCTCCGTCCTCTGCTAAACCTCCAGGGCCGGGCCTTCGCGCCCGGCCCCTATCGAAAGGAGCGACATGGCCGCACCCATCAACCTCGACGATCTCTCCGGATTCCTGGGGGAGGTCATCGGCGACACGCGCACCGTCAAAGACCCGTGGGGCTTCGGCATCACGGCGGTCATAACCCACACCGGAAACGAGGAGTGGGCCAAGTTCGACCTCGACCGGATCAACGCCTTGCCGGTCCTGGAGAACCAGCGCCAGGCGACCGCCGAGTTCACATCCTCCGACCTCGACCAGGGCGTCCCCGGCTTTCGCGCCGCCCGCAAGAAGACGCAGGCCGAGAAGGTCCAAAAGCTCCGCCGAAAGCTGGCGGAGAAGACCGACTTGCAGACCCCGGTCGAGACGATCCGGGCGCAGAAGCCGGGCATCGTCGACCACCTCCTCGTGGAGATGACGGCGAGGGGCTCGGCCTCCGTCTCCCGCGGCGGTCAGAGCTTCGACCTCACCCTGCCGGCGGGGCGACTCGCCTTCCTCGCGCACACCGCATGGAAGACGGACGGGGGGCAGCTCGCCATCCCGCCTTTCGAGTCCGGTCCTGACGGCAAGCCGGTGCTCGACAGCGAGGGCCAGCCGACCCCGAACCGCTTCGGCGGCGAGAACATGGGCGACGCCATCGCCATGTGGCTCCTGGAGGAGGCCGGCCAGACCGCCGAGTTCGTCCGCAAGGCGGAGGCGGCGAACCAGGGAAAATCCGAAGCCATCTCGAATGGACCTATCGAGACTGGCTCTCCCGCTCCCACGGCGAACGACGCGCCGTAGAGGAGGCGCTCCATAAGGTCACCTGCCTACAGGAAGGGTGCGGCGCCGAGTGGGACCCGCGGCGCTGCCCCTTCTGCTCCTGCCTCAACAACCCTCTCGGGGACACCTGCCGGCAGTGCGGGGAGGCGTGGGACGGCGCGCTCTGCCCCGTCTGTGGCGGCGATCGGCACCAGGGGCATACCAAGGCCGAGCTGCTCTACGCCGAGGCGCCAGAGGGCACGCTGTGTCTTGCCTGCGGGCACGTCTGGCGCCCGGCCCTCCAGGGTGAGGGGGACGCCTGCCCGGCCTGCGGGGGCGTCGACCTCGGCACGGCCTACCCGAAGATCCCCGACCTCGAAGACGAGCCCGAGCTCCAGGTCATCCTCTGGGCCGACGGCTGCATCCCCCGGGCCGAGAACGGCGCCATCCTCCACCGCGACATGCTCTCCTGGCTCAGGTATCATGGAGTCCGCGAGAGAGCCGAAGTCAACGCCTGGGAGCGATGGCTCCTTTTCGTCGGGGCCGAGCGCTCCCGGCTCACGGAGGAGATGATGGCACCGCCCGAGACGGACGAGACGCGGGACCGGGAGGAGGAGTAGATGGAAGACTATACATTGGTCGCCGTGCCCCGCGGTTGGGTCCGGCCGTGGCTCTGGGCCTGGTTTTCCGGAGTCTCCGGCGCCTGGCCGCTCAACCGCCTCATCCTGCGCTGGCCGGTGCGCAATCTCCTGACGGTGCCGGTGCCGGCCGTTGACCGGAAGGCGCTTGCACTACAACTGCAAGACCTCCTGAATAATGCCGAGTGCCCGTGCGCCGGCACGCCTGACTTCCCTTGCTCCCGCTGCTCTGTGTCTCTCGAACAATCCCGCGAGCTGCTGGACGCCTATTTGCCCGCGAGCGACCTGGATGGCTGAGCCCCAGAACCTGGCCGACGAAGAGGATCGCCCATGGGGAGAGGCTCGGCCCTGGGGCCAGGCCGAGCTTGACCGGGCGCTCGACGGCTGGTCGGTCTACCACTGGAAGGCCCGGGGAGGATACGGCAACGCGGGCGGCGAGGATGCCGAGGACAACCGGCATCGGGAGGTGATCTGGTTCTCGCCGCACTGTCTCGCCGCGCGCCAAGGCTCCCTCTTCGGCGAGGCCGCCCATGGCTGACGGCGAGTTCGACGTCGTCCTGGCGATCATCCCGGAGGGCCAGGATGAGGCCGCCGCCAAGACCAACGTCTTGACGGAGGCGGTCAAGCAGGGGGGCGAGGCATCGAAGGGGGCGTCCGCCGCCGCAGACCAGCTCTCCGCCGCCGATCTCCGCCGGGTCGAGGCCCTGGCCGCCACCGTCCAGGCGATGCAGCGCCAGATGGCCGCCGCCGCCGAGGTCCAGCGCCAGCAGCTCGCCCTCGCGCAGCAGGTCCAGCAGGCAACCGGCGCCACGGCGGTCGAGATGGCCCGGGCGAACCAGGTAGCCGCGAACGTCCAAGGCCTCCGGGAGCGGACCGCCGTGATGCAGGCCCAGCTTGAGGTCGCCCTTCAGGGGCCGGCCGCCGAGAGGGCCTGGGCAGCGGCGGAGGCGCTTCGGGTGCAGGTAGCTGCTACGGGAGCCGCGCCTGGCACGGCCGGGGCTGCCGCCGCCGAGGCTGAGTTGGTCGTCCAGCGCCAGCTCCAGGCCCAACTCGCCGCCGTCGCCGCCGCCCGGGAGCGAGACGCCGAGGCCGCTGCCGCGGAGGCCGCCGCCCAGCGCCGACTCGCCGAGTCCCTCGCCTCCCTGCAGGGCGCCACCGCCCAGACCGCCGAACGCACCGCCGCGACCCGCCAGGGCGTCGCTGCGGAAGCCGCCTACAATCAACAGCTCGTTTTTCACAATGCGCTTGTTCAGGCCGGCGTCGCCGAGATCGGCGCGCAGGGCCAGCTCGTCATCCTCAACGAACAGGGTGCGGCGGCGATCCGTTCCCAGGTTGCCGCCCTCCAGGCCGAGGAGGCGGAACTCTCCCGCGTCAAGGCGGAGATGGCCGACACCTCGGCGCCGGGGGTCTTCGCTCGCGCGTTGGGCGAGGTTCTCGGCGCGCTCAAGAACATCGTCATCTACGGCGGGCTGATCAAGGCGGCGCAGTGGTTCAAGGAGGGGATCTCTTCCGCCACCGCCTTCGAGACCGAGCTGCTCCACATGAACACGCTCGCGGGGGAGACCCAGCAGCAGATCTCCTCCTGGTCGCCCGTCCTCCTTCGGATGGCGGGGGATGTCGGGGTCGGGCCCGGCGAGCTCGCCCACGCCCTCTACAACGTTGCCTCCAATGGCCAGCACGGCGCCGCGGCCCTGGAGGTGGTGGTCAACGCCTCGAAGGCTGCCGCGATCGGCCTGGGGGACACCGCCACCGTGGCGAAGGCGGTGACCGGCGCCGTCAACGCCTACGCCCAGAGCGGCCTTACGGCGGCCCACGCGACGGACGTCATGGTCGCGACCATCAAGGCCGGAGGCGCCGAGGCCCAGGAACTCGCGCCAGTTCTCGGGAGGGTGGCAGGCATCGCCGCCACGGTCGGCGTCTCTTTCGACCAAGTTGGCGCCTTCATCGCGACTTTCACTCGCGTAGGGGTGGGGGCGGACGAGGCGGTCACCGCACTGCGGCAGACACTCGCGACCCTGGAGTTGAAGGGAGCCGGCCCGGCGCAGGCCGCGCTCAAGTCGGTCGGCTACAGCGTCCAGGCGCTCCGCAAAGACATCGCGGAGAATGGGCTCGCCGTCGCCCTCATCGATCTGATTCAACGCTTCCACGGCAACACCGACGCCCTGGAAAAGGTCATCCCGAACATCCGGGCTCTCGCGGGCGTGCTGTCGGTCGCCAAGTCTCAGGCGGGCGAGTTTCGCCAGGTGGCCGACGAGGTCAAGGCCTCCATGGGTCACATCACCGCGGAGGCGTACGCCCTCACCCAGAGCAACCCCGGGCAGGTGTTCGCCCAATTCCGGGCCAGCGCAGAGGCCGCCGCGATCGAGGTAGGTATCAAGCTCCTGCCGCAGCTCGCGGCCCTTTCCAATTGGTTGCGGACGATCGTTCGCGAAGGCGACACCTCGGGGTGGAGCGCGGTCTTCGCGGCCGGCATTTCCGTCGTCTCGGTGGCCCTCGCCGGGCTCGTCCTCGTCCTGCAAAACCTGCCGGTTCTCCTGGCCGCCCTGACCATCGCGATGGTCGTCAACGGCAGCGCCGCAACGATCTGGGGCAACGTCATCGCCTGGCTCTCACTGCGCCTGGAGGCCCTCTGGGCGACGATCGTCGCCAACCCGATCGGTGCCCTGGCGGTCGTCATCGGGGTCGCCGTCATCGCCCTGAACAGCATGGTCGAGGCGAGCCGCGCGGCCGACCAGGCTTTCCTTGACCAGTCGGCGGTGGCGAACCGCAACAAGCTCGCGCTCGCCGAGCTCGGCCGGGAGTACGACGTCCTCGCCCAGAAGCAGGGGCGCGTAGTCTCCGGGCCGGCCGCCCAGATCGCCGGGGCCAACAAGAACAACCAGGTGGTGCTCAGCGCCGACGCAGGGACGTTCATCGGCGAGATGAACCGGATCAACGCGGTCTACGCCGACCAGGTGGACAAGGCCGGCAAGGACCAGGTCGCCGTCGACGCCGCCAAGCTCGCGCGGGACCGGGACATCTCCGCCCTCCAGTCCCATACCCAGGCGCTGCTCGACAACGCCCGGGCCGCCGTCGCGAACGAGGAAGCGCAGACCGCCAACATGCAGCGGCTCGTCCAGGTGGCGAAGGACCGGCTCGATGCCGCCGCGCAAAGCGCCGTCACCATCACCCACTCGCCCGACCAGAAATATGCCGCCGCCTACGGCCCCCAGGCGCTCGACAACCTGGACAAGGCGAAGGAGGCCTACGGTCGGGTTTCGGGTGCCCTGGAGACCCACGTCGCCGCCCTCTCGACCGCGAAAACCGCGATCGACCTCGAGCAACAGGCCCTCGACCGTTCCCGCGCCGCCCGGGAGCACTACACAGGTAGCGTGGTCACGGGGAGCAAGGCGGCCGAGAACGCCCGCTTCGAGATCGAGAAAGGCATCGCCGCCCGGGAACTCGAAGCCCGGAGCGCTGCCGTTCTCGCCTCCGCCGAGCTACAGGGGGCCGAAGCTATCCGGCAGGCGTCGATCGTGGCCGCGGCCGATAAGCTGATACAGGCCGACCGAGAGCGGGCGAAGAAAGCTGGCATCGAGGTCACCGCCCTGGAGGAGCAGCGCATCCGCGCCTCGACCGCCGCCCTTTCCGATCAGAACCAAATCGCCCGCCTGAACCAGCAGATCTTCGCGAGCGGCGAGGCCGACCATGCCGCCGCCGTCACGAACGAGGCGAAGCTCGCCGACGCCCGGGCCCGGAACACGCTCGCCTCCCAGCTCGCCGCGGCCCAGCTTCAGGTCGAGAACGCCGCGCTCAAGAACGGCATCCCGCTCGCCGACTCCCGCGTCCAGCAGCTCGTCAAGGAAACGCAGGCCCGGGTCATCGCGAACCAGCAGACGGACATCGCCGTCGCCAACGCGAAGCGTGACCTCGACTTCGCCGTCGCCCAGCGGCAGGCCCAGGCCGACCTTGCCGACGCCCAGAACCAGAACCTGGCAGCCTCCTCGGCCCTAGCGGATCAGTTGGAGATCGAGAACCGGGTGGTGGCCGAGGGTGCCGCGCTCGACAAGAAGCGGACGGCGGAGATCGCGGCGCAGGTGATCGGACGCCATCTTCTCTCCGATCAAGAGAAGACGGCGATCACCGTCACCAAGGAGCTGCAAACCCAGACGCTCGCGCTCGCCCAAGCGGAAGCGAGGTTCAAGGACGACCAGAGCTTCCGCTCGGCCGTGCGGGAGATGGGGCAGGCCGCCGCCGACACCTACCAGAAATACGGCCTCCTTTCCCAGGCTACCCAGGCGCTTGCCATCCAAAACGAGGCCCTTCATTTGCTCCTGCAAAAGGGTGAGACACGGACCCTTGAGCAGATCGAAGCGGAGCTGACGGCTCGCCAAAAGGTCAGGAACGAGCAGGCCAAGCTCTTCGCGGATGTCGAGATCCAACAGGCGGAGGCAGACAAGCTTTACGGGCGGATCGCCAGCATCTTCGACACGATCAGCTCCGCCGCCGGTGGCAGCGCCACCAAGCTCGGCCAGGTCACCTCAGCGATCTCGGGGCTCGTCCAGGCGCTCGACAAGGTCCGACTCTCCGGCAAGGCGTGGTCGGCGGAGTGGACCGCCGCGGTCGCCGGAGTCGTCGGCCAGGTCGGTGGGCTCTTCAAGGCGTTGGACGTTGGCGGCTCCAACAATACGGGCGGGCCGTCGAGCTTTGGCGGCAAGCTGCCGGGGAACTACGCTGCGGCAGGCAGCATCGTAGGCCTCGTAGTCGGGGCGATCATCGGGGCGTATTTCCAGAACGCCGCCGCCGGCGCGCAGATCGGCGCCGCTCTTGGCGGCGTTCTCGGTGCCCTGATTACCACGGCGGGTGACAGCGCGAGTGCTGCGTTGAAAGCGGGGGGGTTGATCGAGATCGGTGAAACCGCCGAAAAACTCAATGGTGCGGTGCGCGACGCATTGCTGGGGATTTTCAAGGGTTTGAATCTGGAGCTTGCGAAACTCGGGCTCGCACTCGATGGCCTGCCGCTCATCGACGTCAAGATTCGCGACAACGTGGTTCGCGTCGTCGTCGGGGCGGTCGTCCGGACGTTCTCCTCCATTCAGGACGCGATCAGCTTCGGCATCGCGGAGGCGTTGAAGCAGAGCAGTGCGTTGGGGGGCTCGGGCCTCTCGCCCGAAGTACGAGCGGCACTGGCCCATTCGACCGCCACCGATCTCCAGGGCCTCGAAAGTGATATCGCGCTCGCCCAGAAGATCGCCAACTACGGCGTGCCGCAGGTGGTGCAGGCGATCAACAAGGCCGTAAGCGATTTTTATATCGAGATGCAGCGGGCGAGTCAGCTCGGGATCGACACCACCAAGAGCATCGCGGAGTTCGCGCGGCAGATCCAGAGCCAGAAGGACGCGATCCTCGGTATCAGCAAGGCGTTATCGCCGGAGGACCAGCTCCGGGCCGACGCCGCGGCCTTCAACCAGCGCGCGACCCTGCTCAGGGCTGAACAGGAACTCAATAAAGCCGACCTACTGATCAAGCAAGCTGACCTTGCCGCCCAGATTAAGATCCAGCAGGCCAAGGTCGACCTCTTGGTTGCGGACACGGGTATTGATATCGCCAGCCTGGATGAGAAGAGCAAGGTCGCCGTAGCCGAGATCGAAATTCTCAGGGGCTTGCAGGCAGCCTACGACGCTGTGCTGGTAGCGATTGCCACGGCCCAGGGCATCATCGACAGCATCGTCCTGATCTCCGACGAAGAGCTGAACGCCGCCCTGGAGCGGCTTCGGAACCTCGCAGGTCACGGAGCGGGGCCGACCGGCCCCGCGGGCCCGAGTCCCGCCGAGCAGTTGAACGCGGAGTTGGAGAAGCTGGCGCGTACGAACCTGCCAGCCTCCGTAAACGCGGTGATCGACCTCGGTCTCCAGCTCGCCGACCTGACGAAGCGCACCCGCGAGGCGCACGCCTCGGAGGAGCTGCTCGCGAAGGCCCGACAGGCGCTGATCGACCAGGCGAAGGCCCAGATCCTCGACCCGGTCCGCGGCTCGCTCCTACCCGGTCAAGGCGGCACGTACGGGCAGACCCAGCTTCAACAGGCCGCGGCCGCCGCGGACAAAGCGTTCGCCGACGCCGACGCCGCCCAAAGGAAGCTCCTCGAGACCACCGGCCAGAGGGCCATCGCCTTTTGGCAGTTGAACGACGCTCACCTGCGGGCGCTGAATGCCCTAGCTGAGCAGGACATCGCGGGCCTGGGTCTCCCCATGGAGGCGACCCGCAAGAAGGTCACGGACCTGCGGGACAGCCTGGGGTTCCTCTGGGAGATGTTCGGCCGCGGCGCTCTCTCGGCGGAGCGGTTCGTCGAGGTGCTCGCTCAGCTTCAGCAGCAGACCGGCAACGAGCTTCTCGGCCTGGCGCAGACGCTACTGACGACGATCGGCGATACCGAGGAGGCGGCCAAGGTCAAGCACGCGCTGGACGTAGCGGGCTTCGAGTTGCAGCGCATCCAAATCAACTACCTCTATCAGCAATGGAAGGCTTTGGGGCTCGTCTCGGCCGCCGTCCAGGCGATCCTGGACGAGGCGCTCAAGAAGATCAACGCCTTCGACAGCTCGAAGGTGGGGGCGGTGGCGGCCACCCCGGCGGGCGCTACCCCCGGCAGCGCTGGCCTCACCCCCGCCGAGTACGCGGCTGCGGTGGCAGCCGACAAGGCCCGGTACCTCGGGACCCTGGGCAGCGCTGGCGGCAGCTTGACAGCCGACCAGGCCCTCCAAGGCCTCGCCCAGTACGAGCTCGCCCAGCAAAGCCAGCTCGCTCAGCAGATCGCCAAGGTCAACGCCGACTTCGCCTCCTACCGCGCCGTCCTCGGCGACACGCTCCAGGTCCAGCGGGACTATGCCCTCGCCCTCCGGAGCGTCATCGTCACCGCCTTGCAACCGCTTCAGACCTTCCTCGACGGCTTGAATACCTCGCAGTTCTCGCCGTTGAAGGCGCTCGACCAGCTCGCCGCGAGCCAGCAGACCTTCGAGAAGGCGATCGCCGCGGTGCGGGGCGGCGACTTCACCCACCTAGGGGACCTGACCGGCTACGCCCAGGCGTACCTCCAGCAGGCGCTCTCCTCCCTGCCCGTGGGGTCAGACGAGTACAAGCGGATCGAGGCGCGGGTCGAGGCGGAGATCCGGGCGATCCTGGCTCAGTACGGCGGCAACCCCGCTGCCCCGCCCTCCGGGGGTCCGGGGGCTCCGCCGCCTGGAGGGGCGCCACCGCCCCCGCCGCAGGTCAACGTCCAGCCGGTGGTCGACGCCGTCACCACGACGGCGGCGGACCAGCTTGTCGAGCTGAAGGAGATCACCCGGAACACGCGGGAGACCCAACAGGAGGTCTACGCGCTCCGGCGGCGGCTGGACGATCCGGTCACGGTTTTCGAGCGGGTGTCGTAGCGGTGGTCATATGGCAGCGCGCTTGCGTGCCGCGATGCGCTCCTCTTGCCGGCGCTTCGAACAAGACTTGCTGTGATCGTCGCCAGGTCCAGCTCCGCAGGTGCAGGGGTCGCTAGTCGTGAGGTCGTAGTAATCCTGCGCTGAAATGACATCGCGATCCCACCCCGCCAGCGCCTCCTCGATCTCCCCCCGCCGCCGCTCGAGCGCCTCCCGTGCCCTCTCCTGCGCCTCCGCGCTCGGCTTCCCGTACCCGGCGATCCACCGCCGCACGTTGCGGTCGTGGGTCGGGATCTTCCGGGCGAGGTTGCGCTGGCCGCCGAGGAGGCGGACGGCGAGGAGGATGCGGTCGCGGGGGGTCAAACCAGTCTATTCCTTGTAGCAGCAGTTACAGCCGTAGCCTTCGCCGGGCTCGCCGCACACAGGGCACGGGCCATCGCCGTCATGGTACCCGGGCTCTCCGGGGTGCCGGAGTGTCTCGGCAGACGGCGAAAGATGACGCAATTCCTCCAGGATAGCCATGGCACAGTTGTGCGGGAAGGCGCCGCGCTTGTAGTCGGCGGCTAACTGTCGAGCAATCGAGCCGATCCGCTCCTGAGGTCCGTTCACGCCAGAACTCCTTTTTAAATCCCTTCTAAAAGCCTTTTACGGCCGCGCCTGGGAGCCGGCGCCGACTCGGCAGATGCTATGGATGGGGTGACCCTCAGCGGAAAGCACGGTCTCGCCATAGTCTTCGTCGGCCCTCACACCAAGGATCTTTCGCTCCCCGAGTGCCGTGACGCGGAATTGGACCGTGTTGCCGATTCCCAGCTCGCCGGCGCTCCACGTGATCTCGATCACGCCACCGACGCCGACGCTGTTGGCCCGGCACCAGTCGGCGAAGTCGCCACCGAGGACAGGGGCGTTCATAGCGCGGAAGCGGTCTTGCAGTTCGGTGGCCGGGTTCGATTCTCTGGCCTTCGCGCGAGTCATTTCTCTCCTAGCGCTCATATGGCCGCCGCGGGGTTGCGGCGACTGTCCTAATAATAGGCGCGGCGGGCCGGGAAGTCAAGGGGTATACTTCCTCGGTCTTGGCAACCAACGCCACCAACTTCCGGGAGTACCCGAGAGGCGCCCAGCCGGGGGACTGGCGGGCGCTCTACGGGGGAACGGAGCCCTGGCGGGTCCGCTCCGTCGACGGCGACCCGGAGCGCTCTTCATGGCTCGCGGCCCCGGCCATCGCGACGGCCGAGCTGCTCGCATGGACGGTCGCTGAGGGCGAGCCCGGGATCGCCGACCCGGAGGTCCTCGCGCTCGTCATGGTGCCCGGAGCCACTGCCTGCCGGGTCCTCGCCCTCCGCGGCGCCGGCACCGCCTCCTCGCCCACCTACATCGGCGTCACGCTCGACCCCTCCGGCCCCTCCTTCTCGGTCGCCGACGTCGTCGCGGGGAGTGCCACGGTTCGCGCCAGCGGCCCGCTCTCGGGCCTCCGGGGCTTCGCCCCCTGGTGGGTACGCCTCCGGGCGTCCGGGACGGCCCTGAGTGTCAAAGCGTGGGCGTACGGGAGCCCTGAGCCGGGCTCCTGGACGGCGACCGGCACGACGGGGATCTCTGCGGCCGGATCGATCGGCATCCCCCGCCAGGCGGACGGCTTCGGCTGCGAGACGCTCTTCTTCAGCTACGGCACCGGCGGGGACACCGCTCCGGGCTCGTCAGCCATCCCGCCCGGGCTCGCGTCATGGTCTATAGACCCTGACGCCCAAGTCGAGATCACGGTTGAGCTCGCGGGCGCCGATCCTTCGACCGGCCTGCCGCTCCCCAGCGTCTTCGTCTCGACCCATGGGCGTTTTACCCGGGCATCCGACTTCCCCGCCTCGGAGGAGATGGCAGCGGTCGTGGTCGACCCGGGGAGCGTCGCCCTTCGGCTCGCCGAGGATCTGCTCTACGGCCCCGCGGACGGATCGCTCGGCAAGGTCACGCTGAGAAACGACCGGAACCAGCTCTCCTACTTGATGGACCGGACGCTCGCCGGCTACCGGCTCACCGCCCGGGCGGGGCTCGCCGGGTGGGCCTCCCATCGCTGGTTCGAGCCGATCTATTCCAGTCTTATCGACGGCGAGCCCACCGTCCAAGACGTGGTCGAGATCGCCCTCCAGGCCCCCTACGCCCAGCTCCTCCCGAACCTCTCCGCCTCCCGCTACTCGGGGGTACCGACCGCGTTGCAGCTCTCCGGCGCCGGCCACGCGGCGCCCTATCTCGCCGCCTACGACCTCACTCGGTTCCTCGTCACCTGCCGGATCGGGGCGACCGCCTCCGGAGCAGATGTCGGCGTCCGCAAGGCGACCTCGGCGACTGCGGAGAACTTTTTCCTCGGGGTGGAGGCGGGCTCCGGCCACTATCTGGCCCGCGCGAGCATCGGCGGCGTCGCCGGGGCGCTCACCCTGCGCTCCGCCGCCTTCGCGGACGGGACCTATCACCAACTCGGCTTCGGCGTCGACGCCACCGCGGGCGCCTACCTCCTTCTCGACGGCCAGCCGGTCGCCCATGCGATGCCGAGCGGCTTGGTCGACACTCCGGCCACCGCCATCGCCCTGGTCGGCTTCGCCGGCCAGGCCATCTTTGACATTCGCCTGCTCAACTTCTGCCCCTCGATCGAGGAGGCCCAGGTCATGTTCGCCACCCGCGCGGCTGGGGACGATCCGGGGATGACCGGACTCTGGCCGTGCGACGACGGCGCTGGCGCGACGGCGACGGACTATGCCGCTGCTGGCAACTCGATCGCGCTGGCCGGCACGGCGGGCGTGAACTACACCTGGATCCCGACCGACAGCGGCGAGAAGGACCAGGCCGGCACCCAGGTCCAGATCGCCGCCGGCATGATCTACAACGCTCCCGCGCTCCTGATCGACCACAACCGGCAACGGGTGCGCCTGTCGGACGGCGCCCTCCCCGGCGTCATCACGCTCCGGAGCAAGGGGCAGGTGGTGGCCGGGTCCGACGTTGGGGGCGGCGTCTACCAGTTCGCCTCCCTCCAGAGCGAGCCCATCACGTGGGACCAGGGGCCGGCTGCGGGCGGGAGCGAGGACCACCTTCGGCTCGCGACCGTGACGGAGGGCGTCCTCGCCGGCCGGATGGGGCTCGGCGAGGACGCCTACGACCCGATCGCCACCCGCGCCCTCTCTGCGATCTTGCCCTTCAACGTGGAGTTTTTCGCCCCCGCCGAGGTCGCCGGCCGCACCGCCCTGGACGGGCTCCTGGGGCCGGTCGGCGCTCACTACCGCCTTGACCACGATGGGCGGATCGTTCCCGGCATGCTCCTGCCCCCCGTCTCGCCGGGGCCGATTGCCGATGACGCGGCCATCGAGCTGCTCGGCACCGCCGGCCGGTCACGGATCGCCTGGGGATCGACCTCGGCGGACCTCCCCGCCGGCGACTTCACCATCGCCTCCTGGGTCAAGAGCTTCGCGGTCGATCGCTGGACGCTCGACGGGGACGGGGCCGACCCGTTCCCCTCCTACGGCGCGATCGCCAACAACCTCTCGGCGGCGAACGGCGGTTACTACATCGGCTTCTATCGAGCGAGCCAGGGGTCGATCGGCTTCAAGATCCCATTCCTGACCGGGACCTACTTCGTGACCCCTCCGGGCGTCGTCCAATGGGGCATGTGGACGCTCGTTGCCTGCCGCTTCAACTCGGCCACGTCGACGCTCTCGATCTGGGCGGGGCGGCCGGGCGAGCCGATGGTCAAGGTGTACGAGCGTCCGTCGACGACCGGGACGCCGTTCGCCGCGGCGCAGGGCCTGGAGCTCGGCGGCCGGTTGGCGGCGGGCGCCCAAGGCTCGCTCGCCGGTTCGATCGCCCACTACCAGGTGCGAAACGTCGCCCTTTCGGATGCCGCCATCCAGGCTCTCCTCGTGGCGAACGGGGTGCCGACCCTCCCGGACTCCTCGGTCCTCTTCTACGCGCCGATCAACGACGGGCAGGGCGCCTTCGCCGTCGACCTCATTTCCGGAACCTACGGCCGCATCTGGGGGGCGCGGTGGGCGCCGCGGCTGGTGCTCGACTTCCGGGCCGGGCTCTCCGCCTCGACGTTCAAGGCCAAGACGCTCCGCCCCGCGTGGAACGTGCTCGTCCACTACGGCCGGAACCTCCACCCGCTGGCGGATGCCGACTTCGCCGCCCCGGTCACGCCCGAGGAGCGAGGGAAGCTGAAGCGTGAGTGGCAGGTCCAGCCCGCCGCGGCGCGGGACATCAAGGCCACCTACCGCAACGCGCGCGAGATCGGCGGCAGCGGTCCGGACGGCACGGGCGAGCTCGACAGCGCGGTGATGGAGCGGGACGCCGCGGTCCGGACGGCGAGGACGCTCCGGATGCGCTTCGCCCCCGGGATGGTACAAGGTGCGGTCGGGAGCGCTCCTCGTGCTACGCTCTCCCTCGGAATGACCGACGAAGTGAGGATCTACCACCCGGCGCTCCCGGGTTCTCAGGGAGCGGCCTGCCGGGTCGCGGGGCTCGCCCCGACGTTCCGCAACCTGCGGAGCGGGGTCGACCTCTGGGGGATGCGGCTGCCGGCCGTGACCATCCTGGATGATGACTCCGGGACGCTCATGGGCGACGACGGCTCGTCGATCGAGGGGGACTGAAACCGATGCCCAAGGGACGCGATCTCCCGCTTGATTCGACCCCGGCCACCGACGACGTCGTAGTCGTCTGGAAAGCGACCGGTGGCACCCGCAAGGCGACCCTCGGGAGCTTGCCTGGAGCGACGCCCTCCGGGGCCGCGAACTTGGTTCAGGCGACGCCGGACGGCTCGTCCGGGACCGCGGGCCTCCGCAGCCTCGTTGCAGCGGATCTCCCTGCGGCAACGACCTCCGCTGCCGGAGCGGTCCGGCTGGCAACGCCCTCGTCGGACACGGTCGCCGGGCATGTCGTACAGGCTTCGGATGCGAGACTGTCGGACGCTCGCACGCCGCTCGCCCACACCCATCCCGCCTCTGACATCGCTAGCGGAACCGTCGCCACGGCACGCCTGGGTAGCGGTACAGCGGACGGCACGGCCGTGCTTCGCGGCGACCAGACCTGGGGGGGTGTACCCGCCCACAGCCACAACGCGAGCGATGTCACCGCCGGCACGCTCGCCGCCGCGCGGTTGCCGGCCGCCACGACCAGCGTCCAAGGCGCCGCCCTCCTGGCAACTCCCTCGTCGGACGTGACGGCCGGCCATGTCGTCCAGGCCAACGATGCCCGGCTGTCCGATGCCCGGGCACCCAGCGGTGCGGCTGGCGGCGACCTCGGTAGCACCTTCCCCAACCCGCAGGTGGTGGCGACCCACCTCGCCGCTCCCCTGCCGGTAAGTCAGGGCGGCACCGGCGCGGCCACCCTCTCCGCGCATGGCGTCGTCCTGGGTAACGGCACGTCGGCCGTCGCGATTACCGGGGCTGGGACAGCCGGCCAGGTGCTCACCTCGAATGGGGCGAGCGCGGACCCGAGCTTTCAGTCCTTGTCGGGCGATCTCGTTGGCGTGATCTCTTCCCCGGTTTCCCTCACCGATGACACGCTTGTTTCCGTCACCTCGTTGACGGTTACGCTACCGATCGGCACTTATCGTGTCGAAGCCATCGTCGAAGGCACAGGGATGTCCGGAGACAACGACGGCCTGCAACTCCACCTGGGAGGCGGCGCCACCATGGCCAGCCTAATCACTGGCGATGCTCAGGCGCGCGTCATCGCGGATAGCGACCTAATCAGCACAACCGAGATCCCGGAGGCTGGAACCAATGTCGGCATCACCGGGGGCGACACGTACCGATTTTCCTACGTGGTCAGCGTCAAGGTGACCACTGGCGGGACGTTCGGCGTATTCGCGGCGAAGGCCACCAACGTGTCCGCGCACGCCACTTCCCTCTCGGTAGCGTCCATGATCGTAGCGCACAAGCTGCTGTAGCTTTACCAGCCGCACGCTTAGGTGACGGCTGTCTTTGACCAGGGAGAGAGCATGCGAATCAGGCTTCTGTTCGTCACGTTGTTTGCTGTACTTGTAGTCGCCGGGTCCGTGGCGGCGCAACCGCTAAACGTCGGCACGTTGCGTGGAACGGTCGTCTCCACCGAGCCCGATTGTTTGTTCTGTAGCCTCAGCACGCCGCACGGTTGTTACATCGTGATTTCGGCGCCCGACGTGCTCAACATCGCGCTGCCGGCAGGCTCATCGGCCTGTGCCGCTGCGGTCGGCGATTGCCTGGAGGCAACGGGCCAGATCGCGAATGACGCCGTCTCGGCCGGCTTCTCGGTTTCTAGTATTCAACTCGTGGCGACCATCGGCGCGGTGCTGCCGACAGAGACTTGCTCGGGCGCGTACTTCGTCATCGGATCGGGCGGGACGGGCGGCGACACTACCTCTGGACGCTGATTACGTCGCAGGAAGACCGGGGCCGGGTGGTGCGAGCCGCCCGGCCGTTTTTGGAGATCTGGCGACGGCAGGAGTAGAATTCGGAACCATAAAACAAGAGCGCCCCGGGAGCTTTGGGTCTCCGCGGGGCGCGCCGGTGGTCAGCCGGTTACTGCGAGCCGAGGTCATGATACAGCGACTCTCCCCAGGGTGCAAATCCCAAAAGAGCTTCCAGAGGCTGGGCGACCCGCGAGCGGCGGCGGGTCAAGGTGCAGGCTCCCGTGAAATCCGGGCAACGGGTCGGGTGGTGTGATCCCGACATGAAACCCCTACGCCCCGGTCCAACGGCAGCGGCGCGCAAGCGCTGAACCACTCCCCTTGTAACGGGGGGCCTTCGCACTACGACCCTAACTGCCAAGGGAAGGGGTGCGCCTGTGCCATAATCCCCCCTGCATGCCCGCCCTGACCAAGTCCCTCGCTCTCCGCGGCTTCAAGCGGTACGTCCAGGCGGGGGTGGTGACGGCGACGTCGGAGCAGCCCGCCTACCCGGCATCGAATCTGACCGGCCTCGACCTTTGGCACCGGGTATGGAGGAGCGTCCAGGGCGTCGTCTCGGGGGTGCAGCTCAAGCTCGACCTGGGGGCGGCCTACGCCATCCAGGGGGTCGACCTGGGCGCCGTCAACTTCTCCGACACCTGCGAGCGGTCGATCGTCTTCAGCAACGCCTCCGACCTCTCCTCTCCGGTCTACACCGTCGCCCGCGCCGCCGCCTTCGACCTCTCGCTCCCGACGCTCGCCGCCGACGTCACCCGCACCGGCCGGCACCTGACCTACCTCCACGCCCCGGGCGAGCTCACCGTCCGCTACGTCGGGATCACGATCTGGGACACTGCCAACGTCTGGGGCTTCCTGCGGGCGGCGTTCGCCCTCGCCGAGCCCGTCTTTCAGCCGCTCCGGAACATGGAGAAGGGCTGGGAACGGGCCTCGAAGCTCATGGGGGACCCCGGGGTAGAGCAGGCCTTGCGCCAGGTCCAGATCCCGCTCCCCAGCATCTCCCAGGCCGAAGAGCGGAAGCTTCTGAGCCTGGCCCGAGCTTGGAAGTCGACCGGCAGGCTCATGGTCTCCCCGCAGCCGCTCTCTCCCGCCACCTGGCCGCAAGACCAGATCTGGGGGACGTTCGGCGGGCCTGTCAAGGCGGTCGCGCGGGATCAGGGTGGACGAATCCGCACGACTGCCCTATCATTCCAGGAGGTCAACGAATGAGAAAGAGCCATGGACGAGCTTAGCCGGGTGGCTGTCAACGCGCTGGTCGTGGTGCTCGTGGGCCAGCTCGTGGCCTCTCTGGTCTTCCTCTTCGGCTTCGTGCCGAGAGTCAAGAAGGCGCTCGACACGGACATCCCAGCCCAGCTCACCGAGGTGAACGGACGCCTCGCTCAGATCAGCCAGGATCTCTCTGCTCTCCGGGATACCTTCGCGGCCTACCGGGAGCGGATCGGCGAGAGGTTGGCGAACCACGAGACCCGGCTGGACGGAGTAGAGCGCGACCGTCGCGGCCGACACGAGCGGGACGACCTCGACTCGACGAGGGGGGGGCAAAGGGGATGAGCGACCGCGAGTACACCGAGCACCTGACCGTCAAAGTCGAGGGCGTGGTGATGCCGTCGTGGCTCGCTACCATGGCGGCCGGCGTGACCGTCCTCTCCGTCCTCGCGCTTCTTCTGCTCCTTCTGGCTTTTGTTCCGCGGCTCGACGCACTCTCGGCGCGGCTCGACAATCGCCTGGACGCCCTAAGCAAGGAGGTTCGAATCCTGGAGCTGCACGTCCAGGACGTGGAGAGCGTGCTCCTCCGATCCGGCCTCGCTCATCGCGAGGACTTCGCCACATGGGGACCCGACACTGGCCCGGGACACCGGGCTGCGACTAAAAAAGGAGACTGAATTCATGCCGTGCGGTCAGATCTGCAAAGAAATTCTCGACGGGGGCGCCGCCGCTCAGCGGTCCTTCTCCTGTATGAGCAACACGATCCTCCTTGGCCACGGCGAACCGGACAACGCCGCCCATGCCGCCTTCATGTCCGCGGCGACCGCCTACGCCGCTGCCTGCGTCGCGGTCGCCGAGGCCTGCCACGCGAGCCAGAAGAGCGGGCAGGCCCCCCCCGCCTAAACCCGCATGCTATCCTTCCACCCATGAGTCTCTCCCCCGCGCACGGCGGTAACCCCCTCTCGCCAGTCGACGGGCTGGCGAGGCCCATCGTGGGGCCGGCGCGGGTCGTCTGTCCCATCCCCGATACCTACCTCGTGTCGAGCGAGGGCTCGAGCTTCGTTGGCGTGCTGGAGTGGCGGCCCCGGCAAGGCGTCTACCGGCTACACGACGGCGCCATCGAGCTCGGCGACTACGGCCTGGGCGCGGTAGGCGCGTCGATCGCCGCGGGACAGTGGACGCCCGTTCAAGCGAGGTAGACAGCCATGCTGTGGTTTCTTCTCGGAGCACTGGCCATGTCGATCTACATGCTCTGGAGCATGGCCCGGTAACGAACGCGTCAAAAGGAGCGTGCCATGAAAATGAAACTCGTCTTTGTTTTAACTGCCCTCAGTCTCGCTTTCGTTTCCCTTCCGGAATCGCTGCTGGCATATTGCCACGATGCTTGTGGCACGAGCGGCACCTATCACGGCGAGTGCAACATGTGGGGATCAGAAGGGTGTTATCAGTGCTGCTCACGCAACAACGACTTCAGCTGGAGTTTCTGTCAGTTGTGCGACCCGAACGGACCTGAGGACGGCGTTTGTAGGACAGAAGCGGAGGCAACCGCGTGCTTCAACTCGGCGGGCGACTGGTACAACGGCTGCATGTATCAGTGCGAGAGGCTTCCTCAACAAGCCATGCGAAATGTGATTCGCGGCGGTTCAAGCCCGACCTTGGCCTGCAAGGGAAGATAAGGACGAACGGGTGGCCGCCGGCATCGAACACGAACAAGCGGACTGGCTTCGGTTGGCGTACGCCGGAACCGCCGCCGAACCGCCGGCCCGCATCGTTGATCCGGGCCGCCCGACTCCGAACCAGCGCGCCCTCTCCGTGGCGATCGGTGTCGCCTGGTGTCGCCTCGGCAGGTTGCGCGGGGCCACCGCCGACGGCTACCAGGCTCGCGCGGTGGCCTTCTACGGGACCCTGGCCGCCTGCGGGCACCAGGCAGTCACCTCCGCCGGCTACGGGGACGAGCAGGGCGCCCCGGCCCCGCACGACGCCCTGTGGTGGTACTGGCGGGCGACCATGCTCCGTGAGGCGCGCCTCCAGGGCTCGAGCAGCCTCTACGTCCTCGCCATCCAGGAGGCGGCCGAGGAGATCGCGCTCTGCCGAGCCTTCTGGACGCCCGCCGGGGTGCGCATGCCGGGCTCGCGGGCGAAGCAGTCCCCGGGCCTCCCATTCCGGCCGCACTGGTCGACCTGCTCTTGGGCCTACGCGCTGATCGACGGCGCGCCGATGGCCGACCTTGATAAGCCGGACCCGGGCCCGGCGGCGATCCTCAATGACTGCCGGCTCGCCTTCCTGGCGATCCGGGCCAAGGCTCGGTTTCCGAAGCTTCACATCCCGGTCCGCAAATGGGAACTACCCTATGGAGGGTTCCTCGCCGCGCTCGACCATGACGAATCCATGAACGACCGCCTGTCCTGGGTCTCAGTCGACGTTCGCGGCGCGATCATGGGAGCGAGCGACACCCTTGGCGACCTACCGGCTCCCGACCGCGCTCCGGATCTGGTGGTGGGCGGCGAGAGCTCGGCTGCGCCGGGGCTGCCACCCGATCCCGAGCCGGCACGGCCGCCGCGACCAGCAGCCGGTGATGCCGTTGCCCGCGCCGACTTCGCTCAGCGCCTGGCCGCGCTCAGACTCGGGAAGAGAGACCAGGACGCCAGGATAGAGCTCCTGCGCCAACTCGACGGCGAGATGACGCCCGACCAGGTCCGCGCCGTCGCGGACCGGATCGCCGGCTTCGGGATCGGGGATGGGCAGGCGCAGGCACCGGCCTGGCGGAGGCTGGTCGACGACATGCGGGCGGCAAGGCAGTGAGCGCAAAAAATCATGACTTCGGGAGCCTCGTCTGTATCTACGCTCAGCTTCTCCCGCGAATTCGAGCAGCCGCTAAGCCGCTCGGCTATACTGTTGCGATTCATGGATCGATGGAGCGCGACCTTGACCTGCTCGCAGCGCCTTGGGTGGATACCGCAGGCTCGCCGGAAGATCTTGTCCAAGCAGTCGCAGATGCCGTTGGCGGCTACGTGATCGGCGATCTCCAAAGCCATGGGACGGTTGAAGAGCCTACCCTTCAACCCCACGGCCGGAAGTCCTGGAATATCTGTTGGGGCGGCAAAGTGTTCATCGATCTCAGCGTAATGCCCGTCCTCGAAGGGAGTTACACATGAGACCGCTCGCCGCCGTCCTGGTCACCCCCAAGCCGTGGTGGCGCTCCCGCTTGATGGCCCTCGGCGCTGGGGTCAGCCTCTACGGCGTTGCCACCTTTGTCGTCTCCTTCGCCCCTACCGTGGCCTCGCTCGGGGGCCGATGGGGCGGGCTGGCGCACATCGCCCTGGGCCTGGCCGTCGCCTACCTGCGAGCCCGGACGTCGCGGCCGATCGCCGGGACACCGGCAGCGGCCGAAGCGATGACACCCACCGAGGCTGCGCGGTAGGCGGACGGTGATCCGGCCATGCGCCGCCGTGAAGTCCTCGAGCTTCTGGCCCAGATCGAGCGTCGCGAGGACGCCCTGCGCGAGGAGATCGACAAGCGCCACGCCCAGCGCTTCGCCGACCAGCAGCGGGCGGTCGACGCCGCCCTGGCCGCCCAGGAGAAGGCAACCTCTGCCGCTCTAGCTGACGCGCAGCGGGCGGTCCTCAAGGCCGAAAGCGCCGCCGAACGTCGCTTCGAGGGGGTCAACGAATTTCGGCAAACGCTTTCCGATCAGGCCACGCACCTCATGCCGCGCGCCGAAGTCCAGATTGAACTCGCGAGTCTCCGCGGCAAGATCGCTGATCTAGTAAATCTTCAGCAAACTCTCATCGCCGGCTTGACCGAAAAGATCGTCGGGGTCGAGTCTGGCTTGGCGCGGTTCCGGGATCGCGAGGCCGGCATGGGGTTGTCGGCAAAAATCGTAACCGGCGTCGCCTCCTTTGTCGCGGTCATGATCGGAATCTACTTTGCGCTGCACAAGTGATGAATGACTGCCCTACCCCGCATCGACTGCTTGCAAAATGGCCTACTGGCCTGGATGCTCTCTGTCGTTCACCTATCGATCGCGGCGGGATGTTTCGCGGTCCCGATCTTGATGAGAAGCATCCATCGCGCAGTCGGGCGAGGCTTCCCGGAACTAGCCACGTGGCGACTCCTGAAGACCGTGTTCGGTATTGGCGCGGCCCTTCATCTGGCGCTCGCGGTCGGGATTTGGTATCCAGTTGCGCGGTTTGAACTGCTCTTCTCCGCATTGGTATTGCTGGCTATCGCCGGCACCGTACTCGCTCTATTCCTTCGGCGCCGCGCGATCGTCGCGACCATTCGCGGGCTCCTCGATCTTCAGGCGCGGTACCCGCCGCGGCCGACGTCTACGCGATCCTGAGGCCTACCGTCACCGTGCAGGCGCCCTCAGGTAATCCGCAGCCATGGAAGGACATTCTCTTGGGCGTGCTCGGGCTCGCAGGGCTATGGCAGCTCCTCCTGCGACTCTTGACGCTCAAGCAGGACCGCCGCAAGGGACTGGCTGAGGCGCGACTCCTGGAGGACCAAGCGGATGGCGGACTCTTCCAGCGGGTGCTGGCGGAAACCACGCGCCTTGAAGAGCGCTGCAAGCGGATCGAGCACCAGCGCGACGACGCAGAGGCTAGGTGTGATCTTCTTCAGGAGGACCGCGAGAAACTCCAGGACGAGCTAGATGAGGTCCGCCGGGAGCTGAGACGACTTACCCGCGCGGAGTGAGGCCGCAAGGTGGGCGCGGTCGCCTGTGCTACCCTCGCTATAACAGCCCATCGCCGCCCCAGCTGATCTTCGCTGGGCCGGAAACTGAAAGGATTACCTCATGCCCGATTTCGGCCACGCCTTGGCGATCGACTTCCCGATCTCCTCCTACATCCCGCAGGCCAACGTCAACGCCGTCAACACCGGTACCTTGCGCCCGGATGCGGCCCTGCATCGCAACCGCTACGGGGCCCTTCCGTCCGACGTAAAGGGCTTTCCCGCGGACCACCTCCAGCACGGGCAGAGCACCTTCTGGCTCAGCGACCTCTTCAAGGAGCCCGCCTTCCTGGCCGAGCACCCGGCTTTCTCGGGCGTCGTGGTCGCCGAGCCTCCGAGCTCCCAGGACTACACGGACCTGTGCTTCGCCGCATCGCCTACTCTCGGGGGCGCCTACGGGTACCTCAAAGACTGGGCGGACCGCCTGGGTCTGCTCGGCAGCGCATCGGGGACAGGCCCCCACCGGGAGCCAGGCGGTGGTGCTCGTCCCGTCGATCCGCCTCCCGCCGCCCCCGCGGCTCCCGCGGCTGGCGCTGCGCTCCCGGCCCCGGCGACCCCACCCCCCGCAGCGCCCATCGCCGACCAGACCCTGCGCCAGGCGCTCGAGGCCCGCTTCCCGGGCAAAGGCAACGCCTACGCCAACGCCCTGAACGATCTGGACGGCCTCGGCGCCCACCCCGACCCCGGCAAGCTCCTGGCGGACCTTTTGCCGCTCTTCGGTGGCTCGCTGGGGAGCTACGGGCCGATGGTCGCTATGGTGCTGTCGATGGCCTTGGGTTCGGGGAAGTAAGGATCTCGGTCCGGTTGAAGAGCGGCGCGTCCCCGCGGATGCGCCGCTCGGCATCCTCGATCGACGCGGCCTCCATCTCGATCCCCGTCACGTCTTCCCAGCCTGCGCGGCCGGCGCCGATCATCTCGGAGCCTGCTCCCGAGAAGGGGACAAGGAGCCGGCGGACGTCGCCCGGCCTGGCGGGTGGCAGGATGAGCGCGGCGAGATACCGGCAGAGGTCGATCGGCTTCAGGGTCGGGTGCTTCGAGCCGGCCCGCTCGATCGCCGCCACCTTGGCGACGTACCGAAATCTAAACTCTCCTGAGCCCGCTTCCCCAGGAGCCGTACTCGGCCGCATGCTCTCGAATATGGCACTTACGGCAGAGCCAGCGGATGTCGGCGGGCTTTGAATAGTCGTCGTGATGCCGGTCGGCTCGCTGGGCGCCGCAAGTTTCGCACGGCATCGGTACGGGGTGAGCCCTGCGGGCAATAGAGCGAGCAAGCGCCCGTCGTCGAAATTCAGGGTCGCCGCGATAGCGCTCGCGCAGAGCGACCTTAACTCGCTCTCCGTTGCGATCGTAGAAAGTCCCGTCCAGTCGCTTGATCGTACGTCCCCGCGGGATGCCAAGGTTACTGCATCGCTTAGAGCAGAAGCGGCGGCCTGAGATCGACGGGCGGAAGGGAGTGCGGCAATACTCGCAAGGTCTGGGTTCCATGCCCGTAGAATGCACTCTGCGCGCTCAAAAAGCAACTCCCGCCGTCCGCCGTCGAGCGTAAGAAAGAAGCGGGAGGCGCCGCCGGCATCGCCGTAGCAGACATCCCCCTCGACCTCGCGCCCCCGAAAGGTGCCGTACGTGTTCGCCGTCTTGTTGGATCGGCGATGAAGGCCGCCAACCGCTGTCCCGCTCTGCAGTTCCCCGCTCTGCCGGTCCATCTCCGCCACCGGGCACCCGGGAGCGCACCGGGCCTCGAGCTGCTCGACTCTAATCCCGCGCTCGCCCATGACCGTGCCGCCGCGCTGAACGTGGAAGACTTCGTCGTCAGGGAGGACGCAGTCCGGCGAGTGAGAGAGGATGACATTGGCGGGGTATCGCCCACCCGACGCAGTGTTATTCTCTACCGCATGCGGCATGCGGCTCCCGAGCGCAACCGAAGTTTGCACTTTACCGCTGAATCTTGCATTCGGCCCTGATCGCTGATTTACGGCGGCGCGCTCCTCGGGGGATGACCAGTCGATCCGCCCCGCCTCGATATGGAGCCCCGCGACCCCGTAGGCCAGCGCATTCTCGGCGAAGGTGCCGACGCATGGCTTGCGGGCGACGATCACCGGCTCGAAGGCGGGCTTCAGGGCGGTCTTGTAGCCCTCCCAGCGCTTCGCTTCGCCGCTGATCGCTTCGCCGCTCTTGTATCCTCCGTAGCTTGCCGGCCCGTTTGCCGCTCCACCGGCGACTCGTGGCCGCTCGGTTCCCGCCGCCTTGTCGATCGCTTTGCTGATATCAAGCCCCTTACTAAACCCCTGCCCATGAATCCAGGCGATCGAGTCGTATAGCTCGAAGCCCGCGTCCTCGATCGCCACGGCGAGGCGATGGAATGTTCGCGGGCCTCCGAAGGCCAGGAGGTTGGCGCCTGGCTTGAGCACCCGGAGCACTTCGCGCCAGGTCTCGACACCGGGGACGCCGTGGTCCCAATCCTTGCCCATGAAGCCGCCGGGTGGTAGGATCTTCGCCAGGTGACCGAGACTCCCCTTTCTAAGCCAGAGCGTGAAGTGGTGGCGCGGACGTGCCCCGTCTGCGCCTGTACCTACCAGGCCGACGCGGTGCGCCTCCGCTTCGGGCGGCAGACCACCTGCTCCAGGTCGTGCTCGTACAAGCTTCGCGGAGCGGGTCTCTCCGCTTCCGTTGCCCTCCGTTGCGGGGTTTGCGGTAAGGAGTTCAAGCGAACCGCCAGCACCCGCAAGAAAGCGAAGCATGGAGCGAGTTTTTGCTCCAGGAGTTGCCACTATCTGGCGCGCTCGCTCGGCATCCTTCCGCGCATCTGCGCCGCGCCTTACTTCGTCACGCCCGAGGGTCGGGAGGCCCAGCAGAAAGCTCGAAAGCGGGCAGTGCAGACCAGGAAGGATCGCGGTAACTATCGGCACTCCGACGCCACCAGGAAAAAGCTGGCAGAGGCCACCGCCAAGAATATCGCCAGCGGTAAAATCGGCTGCGTCTCGAAGATCGAGGACGTAGTCGCCCAGGAACTCGATGCCGCCAGAGTCGTCTATCGCCGGCAGGTGGCGATCCGCTGCCCCCTCTCGGGCAGGTTCTTCGCCTGCGTCGATTTCCTTGTCGGGGAGCGGGTCGTCCTGGAGGTCAACGGCACTTTCCGGCACGCCGACCGGCGCTTCTACGACCATTCGAAGCTTGCGCCGGCACAGACCAGAACCGTCGAGCGCTATGGCCGCAAGGTCGATGCGCTGCGCCAGGCCGGCTTCCAGCTTGTCGAGATCTGGGAGGCCGATCTTGCGAAGAGCCCGAAGCGCGCGGTCAGCGAAGCCCTGCGGCGTATCGTCGGATAGTCCATAGGGCGGATCACAGAGCACTCCATCAAAAGAGTCGCTCGGCATCTCCGCGAGCGCGTCCAGAACCTTAGCGTGGTGAAGGCGAAAGAACGTCACCTCTTCCCTTCCTCCGGTTCCGGCAGCGGCTCCATCCCCGACCGGACTGGCAACCCAGGCAGCGCAGCCCGAAACTCCTGCCGCGCCAGGTCAAGCTGCAGCTCTTCCAGCGCCGTGACATGAGCCTGGAGTAGCTCGTCCTGCTTCCCGCCCCCGGAACGTAGGAGGCGGGCGGCCAGGGCGATGCCGGTGCCGACGACGCGCTCGGCCAGGGCGGCATCCAGGGGCAGGCGGGGGGCGGGGGGTGGGGAGGCCATCTACGCCCGCCACCGGAGCCGCTCGGCGGCAAGGATGGGCACGGCGCGGGATCGAAGCCACGGTTTGAGGCCGGCGATCACGGCGGCAGTGTGTGGGCAACCGCCCAGAGGCCCCGGTGTCTCGCAGCCGCAGCACACGACCTCGATCTGGTGGAGGGACCGACGAACCACGAGCACCAGGTCCGACGTCTTCCGCCGAGGCGTTCGAACGCCCACCATGGCGATGCGGGGGTACTTCAAGGGACCTCCTCCGCCACGATGTCCTTGTGGCGCTTGCAACGCAGGACCTGGCATCCGGCCTCCTTGGCGTCGTAAAGCGTGGGCGCCGTAATGATCAGCACCCCAACCTCGGGCCGGCCTATCCAGTAGACGCGGTAGGTTTGCATCCCGGGCTCGGGCGGCGGAGCGCTGGCGCAGCCGGCGAGAAGGAGGGCGATGACGAGGGCGACCGGTTTCATGGTTGCGCCTTGGGGCATCTCTCGCAGCCCCGCGTCACGTTGACCAGCCTCCCGCACCTCTCGCACCGCCCCCGCACCCTTGGGCGGAACGGGCCAGGGTAGAACCTTCCTGACTCGCCCCGCTGAGCGTGCCGCGCTAGGGGCAGGTCGTTGCGCACAGCGAGGATGTCGGCGATGGCCCGCCGCTGCGCCGCTCGCCCGTCCGGGGTCTCGGGGAAGTCGATCGAGACCACCGCTCGCCTGGCCGCGGCCAGGAACTTGCGGAAGTCCTCGCAGGCTTGGGAGCGGCACAGCTTTCGCCGTGGCTGGCCCTCCCGCTGAAGCGCCGGGCTCCCGCATACCTCGCAGGGGGTCGAGCGCTCCGAACGCGGCAGAGCGTCCGTACGGGCCGGGAAATGGCAATCTGCGATGGTCATTCGCACGCCTTCGCCGGAAGGACGCGCCGCCCGCCCGAGAAGGCGACTCCTTCCCTGCGCCCGATGGAGGGCACGACGAAGCTCTCGGCGGGCGGGTCGTAACGGCTCAGCGCGTCCTCGGCGGCTGCGCTGCGCTCAACGTGCGTCCGCCGACCCCGAATTCCTCGGCCACGACACCGCTTGTACGGCAAGGCGCCGCATTTCGGGCAGGCCATGGCCAGAGTTTCGGTCTCGTTCGGCAGGACTCTCATGAGCCCACCTTCTGCGGCTCGCCCGCCGCGTTGGTCTCGAGGGCGGCGTCCATGCGGTCGAGGAGGGCAAGCCCGGTCTCCCGGCTGGTCCCGTCCTTGGTGAGGATGAAGGTGTGAGCGCGGGTGGCAACGCGGATGGCGCGGACGAGCGCGAGCAGCTTGTCTCGCTCGGCCTCCAGGGCGGCGATGCGGCGAACCGCGACGTCTGGCTCGCTCAAGTGGTCGCCTCCTTCCGGCTGGCCTTGTGGATGGCAGCGCGCGCCTTCCTGGGCCGGTTGCGCAGGCCACGGAGGCTGCGCCGGGGGATGGTGAACTTGCCGGTGGGAAGAGTGTACCGGGCCGGCTCCCGCCACGGGATCTCCGGGTCGGGCTTCTTGGGCGCCATAATCTCCTTCGCCTTCATCGGACTCCGAAACCTTCCTGCCGCCATCTCTCTCGCTCCTTTCGGTCAGAACAGATTGCCGGACTTGGGGCGTGCGATGCCGAGCGTCGGCACCAGCGGCTCCGGCGCCGCAGCCGGGACGATCCCCAGCTCGATCAGCGCCGCGAGCCCGAGAAAGGCCGCGTCCGCCGCGTCGTACTCCGGCCGGTCGCCGGGTTGGAAGTGCTGCGGCCACCGCTTCTCCGCCGCCTCGTAGACCGCGGCCTTGTCGGTCCCGATTCCTCCGCCCTTCCCGGTCGCCGCGCGCTTGATGTCGCCGATGGTGACGCTGCTGATCTGCATCCCCTCATCCGGCGGGCACCCCGGAGGACGGCTCCGCTCTACCCAGGCCTCCAGGTGCGCCTTCGCGCCCCCGTAGGCGTGGGCGGCTGCGAAGTTGGGGATGCCCGCCTTGCCCTTCCTGTCCTTCGGGAAGCTCTCGTGCCGGCGGACCTCCTCGAAGACGACCAGGTCCACCGGGTTCCCGCCCGCGACGATCGCGTCCAGGTTGGCGGTCAGCCGGAGCCAGCGCACCCCCCGGCTCTGGTGCCGCGGCGGCTCGAGGTCCCACGTGCCGGCGCCGACCAGGTCCGGGCCGACGAAGTAGGCCCAGCCGCAAAGGCGGGAGCCGAGGTCGACGGCGAGGATGTGAAGGGGGATGGTCATTCTCCCCCCAGGTCGCGCCAGCCGGTGGAGAGGTGGAGGCGGGGACCCAGCGCGTGCGGTCCCCAGGGGGCGGGACGGTCGATGCTCACCCCGCCACCCGCTTCCCGCGATGCTTCGGCGGCCAGGTCACCTCGGCAGAGATCGGCTCAACGGGGTCCTCGCCGGGCTCCCGCGCGGCCGGCTCCTCCGGCTCGGGCGCCATCTTCGACCGCTTGACGGCAGCCCGCCGGTTGTCCTCCAGCTCATCTTCGAGCCAGACCTGGTAGGCGTGGACCGTCTCCTCGCTCGTGTCGTAGGCGAGCGACGAAGCGGAGACCATGGCAGGGAGGCCCGAGACCGCCTGGGTCTCGTGGACGTGGACGCCGTCCAGCTCGGCCGGGTCCTTCTTCGGGCCGGAGTAGCGGAGGGTGACCTTGACCGGACCATCCCCGAGGAGGTCGACGAAGCGGGGTTGGTAGTAGGAGACCGGCTCCGGGGTGGGGCCGTCGCTGCCTTCCGACTCGTCCTCGTCCTCCTCGTCCTTGTCGTCCTCCAGGTCCTCGGCGGCCTGAAGGTCGAGCAGGTACTGCGCCGGCTGCTCGATCGCCTTCCGGATAGCGGCGACCTCGGCGAGCTCGGCGTGCCCCTGGGGGTGCCTAGCGATCAGCGCGGCCAGGCCGAGCAAGTCCTGTCGCTCGACGGTGTAGATCTGGCGCTCTTCGCCGTCCGCAACCTCCATGTGGGTCTTGCCCGCGGTCTTCTTGGCGAAGCGGGAGAGGAGGAAGTCCAAAAGGAACTTCCGGCCGGCGGTCGTGAGGAGGTGCGAGCCCCAAAGGAGCCCGTTCACCTGAACGGAGAGGTCGACCCCACCAGAGAGGAGCCAGCTTTCCTCGCTCGCCCGGCGGGCCATCCCCCACCAGCCTTTGTCCTTCCCGGAGCGGAGCAGGTAGGCGATCTCGGCGCCATCGAGGTCGGGATGGTGCTCGCGGATCACCCCGCGGGCCAGGTCGAGCAGGCTGTCGACCGCGCCCTCCTCGGAGCCGGTGGTCACGCGGCGCAGGGTGTACGGCATCACGCTGTCTTCGTCGGACATCTCGGCTCCCTTCGTTTGACACCAGGCGGCGCGCCGGGTATCGTCATCTCCTCTTCGGGCGCTCCTCGCTGTCACGGGGCGTCAGGTTCTGGCCGGACCTGGCGCCCCGCTTCGCTTCCAGCCGTCCCCGATCTTCTCCGCCCGCCCCTTCGCTCGCAGCCGGCGGAGCCGGTCCGCTATGGCGCCCTCCATCTCGGAAGGGAGGATGTCCTCCTCCTCGGCGGCGTAGTTGAAGCGGTCGTAGACCCGGAAGGCCACGAGATCCACCTCGATCGCCTCCGTTACCGGGAGGACGGCGTAGACCTCCTGGAGGAGGTTGTGGTCGGGGAGGACGAGGGGGCGGGTCATGGCGTCACAGCCCCGGCGCGATGTAGGCCGCGCACATCGGGCACGGCTCGGGGAGGAGATGGGCGAGACAGATCTCACGCTGAAGAGTTGGACCGGGGTCTGGGCCTTGCGTGCCCCGGTCCTCCCGTCGCGCTCCTGTCTCAGGCCCGCGGTCCTCATCCTCTTTGAGCTTCCGCAACTCCAGTTCCATGCCTTCCCCGAGCGTGCCGCCGTATTTCGCCTCGGCGGCGAGGTCAGCCTCCAGGGCGGGGGAGTAGTGCGACCCGACCCCCGCCGGCACCGGGTTCAGCTCCACCGACTGCGCCCGCTTCCACCCCCGCGCCGCCTTGAGCGCGGCCTCCCGATGCGCTACGTAGGGGGCCTCGACCATCGTCGATCCACCGCAGGCGAAGCACAATTCTTCCCGCCCCCGGCCGGACTTCGACACGTAATTGATGTACCCGGTCGGCTTGCCCTCGTTATCGGTGTCGCACTCCCCGCATTGGACGTCCACGTCCGGGTCCATCTTGCACTCCGGACACAGCGTCAGGCAGGCGGCGATCTGCTCGCCGCAATACCCGCACGGGATCTCGTCCTCCGGATTGCAGCCGAGGGCGACGCAGTGTGCGTCATAGATCGGGCCGGCCGCAGTCAGGGTGGCGAGGGTGCCGCGACCGTCCACGCGGGCGGCACGACGGAGACCGTCTTCGCCGACCCATGCGGCGCGGCGGAGGCCGTCCTGGTCCTGGTAGATCTCGAACGAGGTGCCGGCGGGGAGGTCGGCGACGGGGTGTTTCAGGGGGCGCATAGGGCCTCCGGAGGCGGTGCGGGCTGGATGTGGCGCCAAGCGTAAACGCTTCGGATTTCTAGGTTGTTGCTACGGTAGCGCCACATATCGCCGTCGTGGAAGGCGAACTCGACTACGGCGCAATCCGCCCTCCGGTCGGCGATCTCTTTGGCGGTGATAACGGGCGTAGGAGCATCGGCGCCTGCATCGCTGGGCAATGACGCCAACCCGTCAACCCGCGCCTCCATCTCCGCCGTCCACTCGCCAGCCTCGTTCAGCCGCCGCCAGAGCCCGGCCTTGCCCTCCTTCACCTGCTCCATGACCTGGTCCAGCTCTTCCCGCCGAGCCTCGGCGAGCTTTTCGACCATGCGGGCTAGGGCCAGCGTTAGCTTGGCCGGCGTCAGGGCGTTACCCTGCTCCTCTTCGTAAGCAATTCGAGCACCTTCGATAATATCGCTGAGCCTTAGTGGTTCGCCGCGCCCGGTATCGACCTCCAATAGCTTGTCTTCTCTCATCTCCTCTCGTCCTCCAATGCCACCCATCATAGATATCAACGCAGCCGATGTCAATAGGCTGGAGCGCTTGACGTTGATATCTATGCGTGGTAGGGTGGTGGGCATGGGAAAGCGAGAAATCGGAGTTGACCCGCGATGCTGGGCGTTGGCGAGGTATTTCCTGGCGGACATCCCCAACGCGACCGAGCAGGACGCGCAAGAACTGGCCGAGCGCGTCCAGTCTGAGGTCGAAGCGCTTTGCGATCGGGTAGAGGGTAAGGCGGCGGCGAAGGAGTCCGAGGCCGGGACGGTTGAGCCCGTCACGCCCGAGGTCGTCGACCTTATGGGGGCATTGAAGGCGGGCCTCGCCGCGACGGAGCCGAAGAAGTGAGCGCCCCGGCCCGGGAAGAGGTGCTGGAGGGGCTGCGGGGGGCGCGTCGAGAGGTCGACCGCCTATTGCGTGGGCCGCTTGCCGCTGCCCGCGGGGGGTTGCCGGAGGCGGGGGACGCCCTCGACCGCGCCATCGCCTACCTGGAAAGCCTGAAGGCACCCGAGGATTATTTTCAGGAAGCGGCCGGGCAGGTGATGGCCTTCGTCGATATGGCGCGGACGCTGAGCCCGCCGGCCGGCCTCGGTGGTCGGGGGGCGCTCGCCACCTACGCGGACTTTGCGGAGCACGCGGCACGTAACATCTTTGGGGAGGGTCTTTGGCGGGGCCTTCGAGGAGAGACCGCGAGCGCAGCGCGCCAAGAGGGAGTGCCGCGGCCACCACTGCCTCCGCGGGGGACGCCCACATGACCCGCCCGGCCAGCTCCTCCGACACGCTCCTCCTCCGCCTCCCGCCCGGGGTCAAGGTCATCCTCGCCCGAGAGGCCGCTGCCGCCGGCCTGACGATCTCCGAATACGTAGCTCGCCTGTGTTGGCGTCGACACCGGCTTGAGGTTGACGCGGAAGATGGGCGGAAGAGGAAAGTAAGGCCGTAGCCCCGCCGTCTGCCGCTCACGGGCGGCAGGAGGAGGCGCTACGACCTCAACTAACAACCCCGGAGGAGAGACCATGGCCCGAAAGAAGAGAGACCCCGACACCGGCCTGCCCGCGGACCCGGGCGCCGAGCAGACAGCAGACGCCACCGGCACGGCCATCATCCGCTTCCCCGTCACTGGCCCTGTCTTCACCGAGCTGTCGAAGTACGGCGCCGTCCGCAAGCTCACTCAGGTCCAGGTCGCCGAGGAGTTGGAGGCGGACCTGCTCGCGCTGTTCCGGGGCGAACTCAAGGCGTACAACCCGGAGGTTCCCGGGGCCGAGCACACCGCGGTTCCCTCTCTCCGCGCCCGGGCGCTCGCCGCCCTGGAGAAGAACTGGTAAATGTCCCTCGGCTGGCGCAGCACCTCGGTTTCGCTGGCGGCGCGGTGCTGCGCCAGAGTCCTCGAATCCCTTTCACTGTCGTAAAACGGCGAGCCCCAGATAACGGGGGCCGCGCCAAAACAAGAAAGAGAGCTATAGAAGATGGCACGACCGACGTTTACCAAAGCCCAATCCGGGCAAGCGTTTCTCAAAATTGGGATGTACGGCAAGGCGGGGACGGGCAAGACCCTTACCTCCCTACTCTTCGCCGAGGGGCTCGCGGCGAAAGAAGGCAAGCGGATCGCATGCGTCGACACCGAGCTAGGGACCGAGTTCTACGCGATGGACATCCCGGAGCGGCGCATTCACCCCGTCGCCTTCGACTTTGACCGCCTTGTGACCCGCTCGCTCCTGGACACGATCGGGGTGGTCGAGGGGGTTGACCCTAAGGAGTACGGAGTCGTCATGGTCGACAGCATCACCCATCTCTGGGAGGCAGCGACCAACTCCTACACCGGCAAGCGGATGAGCACCGGCGGCATCCCTGTCCAGGCGTGGGGGGCGATCAAAAAGCCGTACAAAAAGCTCATGTCGCTCCTCCTGGACGGCAACTTCCATTCGATCATCTGCGGCCGGGAGGGCGTCGTGATCGAGGAGGACGAGGACGGCGACCCGAAAGTCACCGGCTCGAAGATGAAGGCTGAGGGCGAGACCCCGCACGAGCCGCATATCCTCGCCAGAATGCGGCCCGAGCTGGTCAAGGACGGAGCGCCGACGATCAAAATCTTCTTCGAGAAGGACCGTTCGGGCATCCTCTCGGGGCGGTCCTTCGAGTGGCCAACCTACGCCACGATCGAGCCCGTCGTCCGCTACCTCTCGGGCGGCCAGCAGGGCAAGCTCGGGAGCCCGGAGGAGATCGCCGAGCATGACGCCGCAGTCCAGGAGCGCCAGGCCGCGCAGGCGGCCGAGGAGCGCAAGGCGCTCTTCACCAACATTCGCGACTCCCTGACGCGGGCCGGCAACGCTGACGAGCTCAAGGCCGCATGGAGCCTGACGCAGGGCAAGAAGGGCCGGCTCGGCGACGACTTCTTCGAGCAGCTCACCACGATCAAAGACGCCAAGAAGGCGGAGATCATCCAGGGGGTGGCCTAAATGATCCGGGACGAAGGCATGTACCAGGGCACGGTCCGGGGCGGCTCGTGGATCACCTCCAGGCAGAAGGGGACGCCCGGCTTCCAGGTCTCGCTCGAGACGGACGACGGCGACGTGATCGACTTCACGATCTGGATCACCGAGAAGTCACGCGAGTCTGCCGTCTCCAACTTCGAGGCGCTCGGGGTCACGCCCGAGCAGCTCAGCTCTCGCGCCTACCTCACCCAGCAACTCCCCGTCGCGGTCGCTGGGCGGCCGGTGAGTTTCGAGGTGAAGGAGGAGACCTACAAGAACCAGACGAGCCTCAAAGTGAAGTGGCTCGGGGGGGTCCGCGGTGCGTCTCAGGACGAGGTCGCTTCCTCCGTCGCGGACTTCTTCGGCGGACGTAAGGCATCGCCCGGGAGGGACTTCGAGCGGCAGGCGGCGCAGGCGGCGGAGAGCTTTCCGGTTCCTGATGAGGACGACATCCCGTTCTAAGGGGGACCCGCTGGCGGCGTCGGCTGCCGTGGCCGGCGCCGCCTATCCGCGCCGAGCTCCGCCGCCAGGCCGAAGCGGCGAAGGCGCGGCCGAAGTAGGAAGGGGGGTTGCGGTGGTTGTATGGCATCCCGTATACTCACGCCCTAACCTGTCGGAGGCAAGATGCCAAGCACCAAACAGATCGGGGCCGTGCGGTTCACCCGGAGGGATACCCTGGATGCCCTCCGGGAACTCTCCTGGAGCTCCGGGCGGCACCAGACCGTCGTCATCCATGACCTCGTAACCCTCTTCGGTCCCGCCTACCTGCGGGCTCTCGCCGCAGCCGATCGCACCATGGTAGACGTCGCGAGTCGGGCCAGCGACTTCGGCCTCCCCGGGGAGGCCGCTCCCGGTGGTCTCGCGGCGGAGAACGCCTGATGTACGGCAAGATCTTCGAGACCATCTTTGACTCCTCCATCATGGAGGAAGACATCGAAACCCGCTACGTCTGGCACTGCATGATCGTCCTCGCGGACGTCGACGGGAACGTCGACATGACCGAGGAAGCACTGGCCCGGCGCATCAATGTCGCGGTGTCCACAGTGTCCACAGCCGTCCACAGATTGACGCAACCTGACCCGCGAAGCCGCTCCGCGGCCGAAGATGGTCGCCGGCTCGTCCTGCTCGACGAACACCGCTCCTGGGGCTGGCACCTGGTCAACCGAGAGCGCTACCGGGACATCCGAAGTCCTTTAGATCGAAGGGATTACTTCCGAGAACAGAAGAGGCGCAAGAGGGCGGAAGTCAAGATGTCCACATGTGGGCAAAGTGGACAGCGTGGACGGTCCACCGTGTCCACCAAGGCAGAGGCAGAGGCAGAGGCAGAGGCAGAGAAAGAGGAACATCCTCGCGCTACCGCCCCGCTCACGCCTCGCAGCGGTAAGCGCGCCGCCGCTCCGCGTCGGGAGAGAGCGCCTGACCCCATGGAAGGCTTCGAGGAGTGGTACGGCGCCTACCCCCGGAAGAAAGCTCGCGGCGACGCCGAGAAGGCGTGGAAGCAGACCGCCCCGAAGCGAGTACCGCTCCCGGAGATGCTGGCGGCTCTGGGGCGGGCAGTGCGGGAGTGGCGGGCCGAGGGCAGGCCAGCCGACAAGATCCCGTATCCCGGGACCTACCTTCGGGGCCTGGGCTTCCTGGACGCGGCCGACGCTCCGCTTGGTCCCGCCATCAAGGTCCCCGACCGCCTGCCCAGAAGTCGAGCCCTCGATTTGCAGGAGCGTCTCAAGGGAGAGATCGAGGAGCGCCCCGACTTGGACGCAGGCGAAAAGAAGAGGCGCCAGAACCTGGTCCTCGACCTTTCGGCCGGCCCCTTTGCCACGGAGGCCAACCTCCTGGCGGCAGCGGAGAAAGGGAACGCCCCACCCGGCCACGCGCACACCCTCCTGACCCAACCCCTTCGCCCTCGAGAGGCCCACAATGGCATGGCTTGACGAGGCGATGGCGGATGCTCCGCGGGCGATCGAGGCGGAGAGGGCGGTACTTTGGGCGGTGATTAACTACGACGATCTCCGGGGAGCGGCCGATGACCTGACACCTGAAGACTTCTATGCAGATTCGCACCGAGAACTCTTCGCTGCGATACGGAAGCTCTGGTCAGAAGGGGAGACGGTCGATCCGGTGACGATCTCCGCTGCCATGGGAGAGGAAGCCTGGGAGCGGGCGGGGAGGTTCGCGTTTCTCGCCAGCATGGAGGCACCGCTCACGGTCGACTTCCCGGCCTGGGTTCGGGCGGTACAGGAGGCGGCAACCCGACGTGTGGCCATCGTCGCCGGGGTCCAGCTCGTACGGTTTGCCCGGGAGAACTCGGCCGCGCTTCCCGAGACCCTCGACCGGCACCTGAAGCGGATCGACGAGGCGCGTTCCCGAGTGGGGGTTGTCGGGGGCTTCCTCTCGACCGGCGAGACCGCGGACGAGGCCGACCCTCTGGCGCCAGCAGTGGACCGGGGGGAGGCGGCGCACTTCGGTCTCCCCGGCCTCGATGCAGCCGACCTGCTTTTTCCGGGCACGGTGACGACTCTGGCAGCTCGGCCCGGGCACGGGAAGACCGCCTTCGCCCTTCAATCCGCCGCTGCTTCGGCGGTCGACCACGGCCAGGCGACCGCGTACCTGTCGCTCGAGATGGACCGGCGCGAGCTCTTCCAGCGGATCTTGTCGGCGCGGGCCGCCGTGAACTACACCGCGATCCGGCGCCGCCAGATCCCCGCTTCCGAGATGGGGAAGTGCCGCCTGGAGATGCGCGAGCTCCGCGGCGCGCCGCTTTACACCGACGACAGGCCGGCCGCCCGGGTCGAGGACTTCGGGGCGGCCCTCCGCAAGCTCCATCGGGCCCAGCCGACCCTTCGGTTGGCGGTCGTTGACTACCTCGGCCTGATCGAGCTCCCGCGCTCCTCCGACCCGCACAACGCCAGAATCGGAGCAGTGACCCGCGAACTCGTACGGCTCGCCCGCGAGCTCCATCTCGCGATCCTACTCCTCGTCCAGCTCGGCCGCCGCAACGAACAGGACAAGCGCCCGCCGCTGCTGACCGACCTAGCTGATTCCGACGTCATCGGCAGGGACAGCTACGCGGTGCTCGCGATCGACCGCCGAACCAATGATGAGGGCGTCGTCGACCAGGAGGGGCACATTGCCGTGCTCAAGCATCGCGGCGGCCTGCAAGGCCAGAGGTTCAAGGTCCGCTTTCAGGGGCAGTATCAACGCTTCATCGAGTTGTCGGACAGGGAGGAGCCGCCGTGGTGACGGATGAGCGAGAGATGCAGCGGCGGGCGCTGATCGCAAGGATCGCGAGGCGCCAGGCAGAGGGAGCGCCCGTCGAAGAGTTGCGAGCCATGTTCGACATGAAGCAGGCGATCGGGCGGCGGCTCGCCGAAGAGCGGAGGGGCCGCGTTTTCCAATCCAATCCTTTTCGGAGGCCAGTATGAACGAACCGACAGAAACCCCACTTCCCGCGCTTTGGCAGAAGTTCCTCGACCAGGTCGCGCTGAAGGCCGGCGGGGGCGCACCCGCCGCAACCGAGGACGGGCCGTACCGGGCCATGCAGCTCTACCTCGACATCGAGGAGCGGGCGGTGCGGCTGGCCGAGCTCGTGGAACCCGCCGTCAGCCTACCGCTGGCGCATCGAGACGCGCATGTTGAGATCGTTCTGCATGTTGCCACCACTGTCGCCCGCCACCTCCGGGCCCGACTCGGTCTGCCGGTAGACCCGACCCCCTAACCCTTGACAGCCGGCCGCGCGCCGGTGCTACAGTTGCGGAGGCGAAACTAATGAACCCGACCCACTTCCCCGAAGCCAACCTGCGCCTCCTGGCGCCCCCATCTATGCCGGAATGCCTGCCGCTGTCGGTCCACAGATACGCCGCGCATCAAATCCCGGCCGTGGACGAGCTATCGGCGCAGGAGTACCACGACCTTACGACCGCCGAACCATGCACCTGCCAGACGCTGCAATCGCTGCGAGAGCAGGCGACTGATCATCATGAGCCGACCTGCGCCAGGCGTCTCCAGGAGGAGCGCATGAACAAGCCGTCCCCGGTTGTTACGGAGCCGGGCGGCTACATCTCACGCTGGCTGCCAACCCCGGAAGAGCGGCATGCCATAGCAGCCGGCGGCGCGGTCTGGGTCTATGTGGTAGGCGACGGGAGCCCGCCGCCGATTGCGGTCTCGGGAGTGAGTCCGTTCGGACAGCCCGAGGCCGGTGGCGATCCGGCGGCGATCTACCGGCCGGGGATCGAGGTGGCGGGGGGTGAGGTGGAAGCCTGGGCCAAGCGGAGAGCTCATATGGACCGACTTGCCGCCGAGGACGACGCCGAGGTCGCGCGGGAAGTCGCTCGCGGCCTTCTCTCGCATATGGAGGCCCGCCAGGAGCCCGGCGCCACCGCAGCCCCTGCGACCCCGACCGTTATCGCCCTTGCTTACGGAGGCAAGGTCAACGTCGACGAGAGAACGATGGAAGGAGGCGCGCTGGTGACGGTTCTCAAGACCGGCGCCGCCGGAGCGGTCTTGACGAGGCAGGACGCGATCGATGTGGCGGACGAGCTCCTGAGGCGGGCGAACGGCGAAACGCAGGGCCCCGCCGCCGAGAAGGCCGCGACAGCGTGACCGCCCACTACCACACCCACCACCACTACGGCGGCCACCGGCCGCTCGAGGAGAAGATCATGGCACTTACCGAAGCCGTCAAGACCCTCGTCGACCAGGTGGCCGCGACCCGCGGTGCCGTCGATTCCCAGACCGCCCTCGTCAGGGGCATCCCGCAGATGATCGCCGATGCCATCGCCAAGGACCGCGCCGCCAACCCGAGCCTGACGGCCGAGGACTTCTCCGCCCTGGAGAAGCTCCGGGCGGATCTGGCCGACGAGAAGACTCAGGTGGAGCTCGCCGACGCGCTGGTGGCGAACCCGGAGGGCGGCACGCCGGCGCCCGTTCCTGGCGAGCCGGCCCGCCCGCTCATGGAAGCCTAGAAACGAACGAAGGGCGGGGGGTGAGAGCCCCCCGCCGCAGTACTTCTCAGCTCGGTTCGACGTCGATTTCGACCTGAAGCCCGACCACCCGGAAGCCCGACCCGCCGCCCTCCTCTTCAGCCCCCTCCGCCCTTTTCTGCTTCATCGCCATCCATGACTCCAGGAGCTTGAAGCGAGCCTGAAAGGCACCGGGGTCGATCTTCGCCGCTCGCGCCTCCGGGCTGTAGAGCATCCGCAGGTCGTGCTCGATGAAGCCCTCCCTGGCGTCCGCGGGGGCGAGGGCGGCCAGGGCGGCGACGTCGGGAGGCGTTTCGAGGCCGAGGATGGCCTCGAGCTCAAACATCTTCTCGGCGAGCTGGACCTGGCGCCAGAGGAGCTGGTCGATGATGGCGAACCACGCCGGATCTGCCGCAGCCGGGCGCGCGACCCGACGGGACTCGGTCCGCGGCTGCATGACGCGCCGCACCAGCACTTCGGCCTCCTTCGAGATCTTCGCCTCCGGAGGGATCTCGATGTCGATCGCCTCCCGCGTCTCGGTCTGGGTCGAGGTGCCGGCGGAGCTCTTCCCGAGCTCCTCCCAAGCCCTGCGCTCGGCCATGAGGTAGACCTGGCGCAGCGCCTCCAGGCGGTCGTACTGGCGCCGGAACAGTTCGGCGCCTTGGGCGTTGTTGCCGGCCGTCATCCGGCCCTGCAGCTTGCGGAGGTCCCGCCGAAGCGTCTGGATCGAGAGCCGGGAGTAGGCGGCGAACTCCTCGACCGCTTCGGGCGGGAGTCCGCGCTCCGTCGCCACCCGGCGGGCCTCTTCCGCGCGCACCCGGTTGAGTTCGTCCAGGATCTCGGCCGGGGACTTCAGCTCGCAGCGGCCCTGAAGGAGGATCGAGAGGTCGCGCTCCCAGACGATAAGGTTGGGGCGCTTCGCTGGGGTGCCCTGGCCGGGATCGCCCTTCTTCTTGGCCATCTAGTCGGCCTCCAGGGAACGGATGGCTTGTCGGCCGACATGCCGCAGCACCTCTTGGTAGAGCGCTAGAAACTCTTCGTCAAGGAGATCACAAGTGGAACAGATCTTCATGTCTTCGATCTCCTCAGAAAGGCGAGAGCTCGTTCTCCTATGAACTGACCGTAAACAGGGGGAATGGCCTGGCTCAGGTATTTCATCGGCATCCAGTCGATGCCCATGGCGGCCCGGGCGTCGTCGACGCTAAAGGTCTCGCGGGTGATGTTCTTGCCGTAATCGCTGCTCGTGTGGCTCTGAGGGACCGCTCCCGTTACGCTCATGGTCGCCTGGGCGTCGAAGCATTCCTGACACACGGGCATCGGAGTGCCCGAATAGCCGTACTCGCCGTCTCCTCTCATCAGGACTACGGCGGGTCGTCGGCAACCCAGGAACGCCCGGCAAAGGACGGGTCTACCATCCCAGTTGGTCGGGCTGATCTCGATCGCGTGGCCGGTGACGCTCAGCGATCGCCGAACCCATCGCTCCCGGTTCGAGTCGAGGCCGCTGCCGGTGACGGAGAGGGCCTGGCGCGGCGTGTTGGAGGAGTTGCAGCGGTCGCCCGTGACGGTGATCACCGCCCGCTCGCGGGCGCCCTTGCCCGACAGGCCGTGGGTGCCGGTAACCGTCAGAACCTCGCGCTGGAGGACGTCCAGAATGTCGGCGGCGGGTTCGAGCCCGAGACGTCGGCGGGCCGCTTCGACCGCAGCTTCGTTGAAGATTGTGGCCTGCCGGGGATCGCCCTTCTCGCCACCATGCCAGCACCGCGGCGGCTGGCGTTCGGGGCAGAAGCTCAGCTCAAAGAGCCGATGCCGGCGGATCTCCGCCCGGCCGTCCGGGGTCTGGAGCCCGAACATCGTTCCGCAGAGCACCACGAGGTAGGCGCCGCCCAAGGGTGCCCCTGGGACGTTCTCGATCGAGTAGGGGCCGCCCCAGGCCCGCAGCCGCTCCCGGACGGGCTCGATCAGGTCCGGGTACTCACGCCCGGGGTGCAGGTGCCGCAAGCTGCTGTGCGCCTGGCAGGGCGGGCTCGCGTGGACGAAGTCGAAGCCGTCGAGCGGGAAGGTGAGGGCGTCAGCCTGGACGAAGGTGCCGCCGCGGTAGTGCTTCGCCAGGTCCCGGATGTCGACGCCGGTCACCTCGAAGCCCGCCCGGCGAAGTCCTTCCGACATGCCACCAGCGCAGCAGAAGAGATCCAGGGCGCGCGGTCGACTCACCGTTTCGCCCCCCGCCACTTCGCCACCCAGTCTCGCGACGTCGCCTCGACCGCGCCAAGCCGAACCGCCCGCGCCCTGCGCCCGACCGTCAGGTCGAAGTGCTCCGAGGGCAGGCCGGTATCCTGAAGCCAGCCTGTCTTTAGCCCCAGACGCCCGGCGAAGGCGATCAGCTCCGCCGTCGACTCGTCGGTCCACATGTGGCAGCAGCCGGCGCGGAAGCACGATGGCCCGCGGCCGGGGAGGAAGAGCTGGTCGACGAAGATCAAGACGCCTCCCGCCACCCGGCCTTGCGGAGCAGCTCCTCGCCCCTGGAGCCGCGCTTGACCTGAACGGAGCCATAGCCCCGGGTGAGGGTGACGATCGAGGTAGGGGCCCGCCGCCGCTCCTGGACCGCGGCCAGCTTGCGGCGGATCTTCTGGCTATCCACGGGCGCCCCCTTTCTCCCTGCCGGGGTCGTGAATCATGGAGGGGCCGGACTGGCGCCCCCACCACTGGTGCCAGCAGTCGAGGCAGGCGAACGGGGCGTTCCTCGGGCCGTCCTCCTTGCCCAGGCGGTCGACCCGCTTCCCGCCGCAACGCGGGCAGGTCTTCTGGGCCTTGCGGTTCGTGGGTCTCAGGCAGTCCTCAGCCACGGATGTCCCCCTTCCCAAGCTCCATCCCCGCCGCCCGCACGAGCTCCGCGACCGAGGGCGCCTTTCCGCCGGCAACGAGCGCCTGCGCCCGAGCGAGAAGGTCGCCGTCCAGTTCCAAGGCGAACTGCCGACGTCGCGGGGCGGTTGGGGTGCCGACCTCGAGCGCCTGGCCGGCCTCCAGGCGCTGGACCAAGACGAGGAGCGAGACCCGGAGCGCTCCCGCCCGGGTGAGGGTGCCGCGGTGGCGATCGACGACGGCGAGGACTTCCTCCTCCAGGAGCGGCGTGATCCTGACCGGGGTGGGCGTATCGCGGGGCGGGCGACCAAGGCGGGTCACCAGTCTCCCTCCTCTACGTCGTCGTACTGCTCTTGGAAGGTCTCGCGGTGCCAGCCGGCTTCGGCGAAGTCGGCAACGCGGTCCTCGGGGACAAGAAGGGGCTCGCAGTCTTCTTTGCGCAGGGTGACCAGGTTGGTCGGCTCAGGTACCCCGGCTTCCTTCTCCGCCTCCAGGTAGGTCATCGCTCGCCGAATCGCCTCGTAGGCCAGCTCAGTCATCACCTGGGGTCGCGCCGCCACGATCGTCGCCAGCCCCGCCAGCACGTCTTCTCGGCAGGGGGCGCTCACGGCAGCACCTCAATCCTCTCGACCGGGTGCAACTCAGTCCAGCCATGCGGGATATCCGACTCCACCCAGCGCCCGCACATGCGAACGTGGGCGCCTCGTACGGGCCGGGAAAGGGGCCCGGAAGGAACTATCTCCCCCAGGACGCACGCCCGCCGCCTCTCCGGCATGCGGCGCTCCGTGGAAGACGGGCAGAGCCAGACATGGATATCCCCGTCCCGCTCCGTCCGAACGCTCTCGACGAAGCCCACGGCGCAGACCGGGGCACCCCACCGGACGGCTGGGTGACGGAACTGCGAGAGGTCGGCCGCGGGATGGTCGGCGGCCTTGGCGGCGAGCGGCAGGAGGAGGGCAAGAAGGGTCAGCACAACCGCGCGGAAGTGCGGGAAAGCCGCTCTGACCTCCTCGGCGGTCGAGTGGGTCATCCAGGCGCCGCGCTTCCGCACCAGCTGCACGGGGCCGCTAGTAATGACGCCCGACTCCTCCCCGTAGCCGTGGCAAAGGAAACCGAGCAAGTCTCCACTAGGCTCGAAGTAGACCCTCCTTCGAGGCCCGAGGTTGCGGGAACGGTCGCCAGGGCGAATAATCCGCCCGCCTCGGAACCGTCCGCGGAAAAAGCCGCGGAACCAGGGCGTATGTACGATTCCGTAGAGCGACAGGGCGACGGCAAGGACGAAGCAGGCGACGAAGGGCGCGGGGGACGAGGATGGGTTCATTTCGGGAATCCTTGTGGGGAAGGGGCGACCACGCGGAAGATCCCGGGGAAGGCAGCGGCGATCATCTCGGGCCCGGCGGTGGTCACCCAATTGCCGCGCCGATTAGAAAGCAGCACGCCGCCGCTTGCGAGAAAGGACGTCGTTCCCGGGTCGTACCGCCCAAGATAGCCCAGGAGCTTGGTGCCCGGCTCGCCGTAGACCGGCGTCTCGCTCGCTTGGCGCGGGGCCGGCGCGGGCTCGCCCTCAAAGCGGTCCCGACGTTCCATTTCGAGACGGTCCTGCTCTCGCCAGTCGGGCCACTTGGCGAGCAACAGGGCCGCATGTTCGAGCGCGCGAGCGGCGCCTTCGTCCCCTGCCGCGCCGGCCTGGGCGGCGAGCCGGTAGAGCTGGTGCTTCGCACCGTCCCTGGTGAAGGGGAGGCGAAAGCGACCGCCACGGAGGATGCCGCGGAGGATCGGCGGCGGGGGGGGCGTGTCGGAACGGCGGCGCAGCGCGATCATCGCTCGAGCCCGCCGATAAAAGCGGTCGCCGAGTAACCACGCTCCGAGCGCGATGGCGCCGAAACCCACGAGCTGCAAGAACAGGTGAACGTCCGGGATGAACAGGCGCATGTCAAGGCTCCTGCGGGACATCGTGCCCGAGAACGAGGGCCTCGTAGGCCCATTGACGAAGTTGGTTTTGGTCGAGGCAGGGCGAATCCCCGCCCCCGATCCGAGCGAGCCAGCGCTTCAGCCGCTCGACCTCGACGACGGCATCCGCCACCTCCGGCCGCGCCTCCGCCGCGCAGAACTCGACATCAGCGGCACGCTCGGCGCTCCAGTCAGGTCCGTTGGTCAGGCGGAAGTGCTCCGCGCACACCAGCCGATCGCCGGCATTCCCGGTCCGGCAGATGGCCGGATTGTCGCAGTCCAGCGAAGCGCAGCGCTCACCCAGGGAAGCCGCCGCGCTCACCGCCCCGTTGCCTCGCCCGCTCCGGACTCCTCGATCATAAGCGGCGGCAACGAGCGCTCCACCAAGTAGGCTCAAGAGCATGGAAACGGTCGCGAAGGAAACGGTAACGCAGTCGCTACCCGGCAGCTCCCCGGCGCGGATGATCTGACACGCCACCGCTCCCGACGCGTACGTCTCGACATTGCGCAGCTCCCAGAAGCCGAGGACGAGACCCTCCAAGGGGTGCGACCCGCTCGAACCGCTCACCGCCCCACCCCCAGCGCCAGCAGGCACTCGGCCACCCGCTTGGAGAGGCCCTTAGGGCCGGCGACTTGAGCGTGCATCTTCCGGGCAGAGCGCTCAGTCGGCATATCGTCTACGGGGTCTCGCGGCAACGTGGTGGACAACCTATTGCGGAAAAGCCGCAGACAGGCGTCGGTCAGGCCCTGGGCGTGTTCCACGGCGCGCGCTCCCCCTATGGCGTAGCCTGCGATGACGCCAGCAGCCCGGTTGACGGGCTTCCATTGTTCGTGATGGTCAAAGTCCGTGGG